TGACACAGGTTTCATCTACGCACCGTACATACCTGTACAACGCAGCGGAGGGTATATTCCGGGTCTCGGTGCGAACATCGGTAATTATGCTATTAATGGTTCGGCTTCCGGTGGTATCACTGTCACTGGAACAGTTAGTGGTCCGACGGCAGCTAGTATTAATGCAGGTGTAGGTGCACTTAGTACTAGGGGTGTAGGTAGTATTAATGGTATACCATCTATGGCTAGTTATAATTATAAGGTTGTTACTTACTTCGATGGAATGGAGTATATTGTGGGTGAGCATATTAGTATTGATGATAATGATGACGAATATTTTGATGGGTATTTTAGGTATACCATCTATGATTCTGATGCTGACATGTATATGACAAAATTTAACGGCTTTGGTCCAAATGGTAGCGAAACCCATAGTTGGAAAGAAAACATTACTAGTGTTGATGGCTTCTTTAAACTAAAGGAAGGTTATAATGAGAAAGATCTTTGTACATTTTGGAAAGATTACTTTCACGGGGATTATTTAGGAAATTTGTATTATGTTCCAATAACAATTGATCAACATCACATGTTTTATGTGGATTTGAAGAATTCTAGAAGGCTTATCAATGAGCTATGAGACAATAGTAATGCCAACAACTGAACTGATGTTACATCAGGCTACAGAGTATGCTAAGCTTATTCCAAATCTAAGGAATTCTATTACAGAGGGTAAGGGTACGTTTGCTGGGTGCTTAGGCGAGATAGCTCTTAATGATTTTCTTAGGAGTGATAACGATTCTGATAGTGCAATAATTGGTGACTACCAGTATGATATAATATACAAGGGTAATAAGGTTGAAGTTAAGACTAAGAGAACCACGGTTCCACCTAAGAGCAACTATGAAGCTAGTGTTACCGCAGTTAATGTTAAGCAAGCGTGTGATTTTTATTTTTTCATGAGGGCTGATGAGCGTAATTGGGGTAGGGTATGGCTATGTGGTGTTGTTACTCGTCAAGGGTTTAAGGATAAATCCATATTTCACAAGAAGGGTGAGCTAGACCCAGATAATAACTATACTTTCAAGCAAGATTGTTATAACATAAGTCATAGTAAAATGCCAATACCAGCAAAGATGCTAGATTTTGCAAGAAAACATAATTACGAAGTGGAGACTTTTTAATTATGATGAAAGTGAGTGACATGTTTAATAAAGACTATATGGAGTTTACGACTGCCAGTTATAATAGCGATAGAGTCATTGGTTTGGGTAATAAACTCTGGACACATTACGTACTGTATGATGCCGCTCGTAACAAGTACTTTAATCTAATGCATATTCCTGAAATAATTACAACATCAACTATTAACATTAACCATGTCTGGGCGAATAAAATAGATACGTTACTGAGTAGTAAAATGTTTGATCAAGTGTTATTTGTTGCACACCTTATATCCGAATGTTTTGAAGAAAAAAGTCTATACATATACCCCGTCCACATAGATTTTACGCGATGCGCACTTCATGTTAGTTGGATGAATGGTGTTTCGCTAGACAGTATGTACTAAATAAACAGGAGATTAAAATGATTAATAAAAATGAGTGTGTGTTTTTTTATGGTGGTATTCATTCGCAATGGTATCGTTCGCCATTCACGTTTAATGGTGTTGAGTTTAACTGTGCTGAACAGTTTATGATGTATGGTAAGGCTATGCATTTTAAGGATTATGCCAGTGCTAAGGCTATTCTTGCTACAACTGACCCACAAAAGCAGAAGGCTCTTGGTAGAGCCGTCAAAAATTACGATTACGAACAATGGTCAGTGGTTGGGTATAGGGTGGTTGTGCTTGGGACATTTTTAAAAGCTACACAAAATACAGAAGTTTTTGATAATTACGCAGATAATTTTAATGATGGTAAGAGACTGTATGTTGAAGCCAGCCTTCATGATAAAATATGGGGCATTGGTCTAAGCTTAACAGATGCATTAGCTTACGATGTTAATGCATGGAATGGCACCAACCTATTGGGTAAAGCCATAACTGAGGTAAGTGATCTGTTATTGGTTGGCAAAGATAATGGTACATTGTCTAAAATGGCGCTAGTAGGTACTGATGTCGCTTGGGTGACAGAAAATATAACAAGTATTTTCGACTAGATACTTGCTAACACCACGACGTGGTGGTAATATGACCCAAACGGAGAGAGTATCTATATGGCAAACTATGAAAGAATTGATGTTAGTGTTTTTTATTTGTACAACAAGAGTGTTGATGGGTATCTCGGAGTTGATGAAGATGATGCATTGGTTTGGTTACCCACTGACAATTCAATAGATGGCACTATGATACATGTCACTAATGAAGTGGTTAATAACATTATCAAGACATACACTGTTAGTGGTTTGTGTTATTCAGATGAAAGTGTTGAACCCATTAGTGATGATACTGAGGATGACTATGAGGTGTTCCTGAGTTTTACTCATCGTATTGGTGGATTTATCAACGATGACATATCTGATGTTACGTTTGTTCCTATCCAGATATTCTACCGTGAAAGTGGTGTTAGTTTAAGGTACAATAATTTGTCACTGATATCATCTGCAAATAATTTCACAATCTACCAAAAGATACTCGGTGAATATTTCACAGGATAATTTATATGTTTTTACCAGATATACAAACAAGGTGTGTTAAACAATATTCGAAATTGCCTGATGATGTGCCTGAAGGGTATGGTTATGCAATATACAATCTTAAGAAGGAAAAATATTTAGATATTAAAGATGCTAATAGGACTTTTGATTGGTTTAACAGAACAAGGGTTCTATTTACGTATGAGCATACGGAGTCCCTACATGCAAGCTCACTATTTGATCTTATTCCACCGTGTTGGTATCATGATCAACCTGAACTTTCAGAAATACGCAATTTTATTGAAAAGCATACTGGGCATTTAATTGTAGTAGAATGTGATGTCTATACTAATCATATTAAAAACGTACCAAATGGTTCGTTATTAACATCAATATACTATGAACCAGACTTTACTAAATCATTTATGCTTACATGAGGTAATCTATGCCAACGTATAGAGGTTCTGGTGGTGGGACGAAAGTAAAAACTTTACCTCCCGGAGTATACAATTATGAGTTTAATGAGACTGTCAGTAATCACCTCAAAGAGTATAGTGATGATGATACTTTTGTTATTTATTATATTGAAACTGATATTTACGTGAAAATTAAAACCATTGGTGATTATTCAGAAATACTTAATAAAAATGAAGTTTGTTATGCTCTTTGGAAGCTACATACAGAGTCATATAATTTCGAAAAAGTTGATGTTTTTAGAATAATAGATGGAGTACCATACACAATTGATCCAGTGCTAATCGGAAAAGATCTTTAAACTTTGAATACAAGTAAATACTAGAATACTTGGATGTTAATGTCATGAAAATTAAAAACATATTGGTGGAAGCCTCATACCCCGGAAACATTGGTGCAATGGAAGTGTTTAAATTCTATAAACTTGCCTCAGACGAACAGAAAGAGCAATTTGATTTATTGGTTTCGAAAGGAAATAACGAGTCTGCGTGGGAGCTTATACAAAACGTTACTGGTGTAATTCTCCACAGATAATAACACCCTCATACTTTGTAAATTAGTTATCATATAGTATAAATATATGTACATTAGTTTTATGAGGTTTTGACATGAGGGACGATAATAAATCATTAGAAGAGAAGTACGACACCAATCAGGATGGTGTGCTATCCGAAGATGAAATTCAAAAGCAAGAGATGTTAATTAAATTGGAATATGATCGTATTAGACTTGAAAATGAAGATAAAAAAGCAGACTCACAGCGTAAAATGGCTTGGTATGGGCTATTTGGTATGCTACTGTACCCATTCGCCGTTGTATTAGCTGTGTTTGTTGGGTTGGAAAGTGCTGCAACCATATTAGGTGACATGGCCCCTACATATTTCGTAGCTGTTGCTGGTATTGTTGCTGCATTCTTTGTATCCCAAAACATGAATACGAAATAATAGTAATATCCCCAATAAAGTCCTTGCATTTACTGTTCCCGTAGTATAAGATTGCGCTAATAATACATATACTAACGTAATGGTATATTATAGGAGAACAAAATGAGTGAAGAAACCCCCCTTATCACAAAAGAAGAGTCATTAGAACTGTTAAAACAACAACAGAATCGAGATGAATTCGGATGGCCAGAAGTATGGCCAGAAGTAATACCATCGGTCGATACCGACTTTGTTGACAGCAATGGCGTGGTTGTTCATCCATATGAATTTGAAGAAATTAACTCGATGATCGAAGAAGAAGCAACCGCTGCTGGCCTAAGTGGTGGTGGTAAGGAAGAGGGTCACGGTTTTGTTCGATTAGAAAGAATACAAGAAAACGTTGGTACTGTAGAATTTAATAACTCAGACTACCAATCATCAGATATAGAATACGACATTAACGGGAGTAATGAAGATGACCAAACACCAATTGAAGAAACAGCAGTTGAGGGCGAAGCAGAAGTCGAAACAGAAGCAAGTGTTGAAGGAATATCATCGCCAACTGTTGTTGATGAAGAACCAGCATTACGTACATCTAGCGAATCGCCGGGGGCAGATGCCGAAGAATTGGATAGTGAAGTAGTTGTTGAACCTGAGGAACCAGTAGATGAAGAACCGGAAACTCCTAATATTGAACCGGAGATTGATACGCCATCAGTACCAGTGCCTGAAGTGGAACCACCTGCACCAGAACCAGAGCCTGAAACGCCAGTTACCGTTGAAATTCCTCCAGCTGAAGTTCCAGTGGAAGAGCCACCAGTAGTGGAAGAACCACCAGTACCACCAGTACCACCAGTACCACCAGTACCTCCTGTTGAGCCTCCTGTTGAGCCTCCAGTTGAGCCACCAGTAGTGGTAGTAACAACTGAAATTAGTACTTTTTATATCAATGGTGATGTTACTGTATCTGTGGAAACTGAATCCAAGTTTATCAGTGAGAATGTTAATACAGAAGTAACAACTGAGCCTGACGATGTAAATGGTCGTAACATTATTACTACAACAACCACTACAACAAGTGAGTTTGAGGATACCACTACGACTACTACAACAACACCGTGGACTGATACAACCAGTGAAGTTACTATTACGACTACAACGTATCCTGATGGTACGGTTGTTGTTGATAGGTCTGAACCTGTAGTTGATGTTGTAACTGGTGATGCGGTTGATACTGCTGTTGTAACTGAGCCACGTACTGAAACTTTGGTAGATGCTGTTGTAAAATTTGAGCCATACCCAGAAGAACCGGATGATGGCAATGGAAACAAAGGCCATGGTAACAACACTGATGGTCAGGATGATGATAATCCCGGTCAGGGTGGTGGTGGACCTAATGCTGACCCTAAAGACGGTGATGATGAAGATGAGGGTAATAAGGGTAACCAAGGCGATGATACTCCCGGTGCATCACAGAAAGATTCTAAGGATGATTCTATAGTATTGGAGGATCTTCTAGACACCGACGGTGGTGTTGATGATTTGTTGCCTGAAGAGAAAGGAAATTCTAAAGATAAGGGTAACAATGGGAAAAATGGAAAGAGTGGTAGCGATGATGATTCTGTGGATGTTAATGAAATAGGTTTTGCATTAGATTCATCATTACCTAAGATTGACATTCCAGAAGTGCCAATTGACGGCTAATAACATATAATCAAATTCACTCCTTTTTTATTCTTATAAATAATGTAAACATTTAAAAGGAGTGTTGTTATGCCAAGATTAAAAAGTTCAACCACATCTAAAGTAAGTGCAGCTGATGATATAGTTACGGAGGTTGATAACCTAGATACTGTAGAAGCTGTAGAAGTTAGTGATCCAACAGAAGTATCAACCACCCGTCTGAATACTGATAATATAACCCCGGTCCCACCTACAACCATAGAAGAACTTGTCGATCAGGTTATTATGGGTGTCCGTGGATATGGTGCTAAATTCAATAATGATAAAACACTATCGGTTGTTGACTTAGCTTCTAAAGGTGCACAGCAAGGTGTTACCTACCGACAGTTGCATGTGCGGGCTGACCAAGGTTACATTTCAGTAGCCCTACGTGAGACGTTTAAGAGCACCCATGGTGGTCAAGAGCAGACAAAAACCCTTTCTAAGGTTTCTGTTCCAGTATACGAAACTAAGGCGTACAGCAAGCTTCAATCAAGATTTTTTGGCTATAGCACAACAAAAAATGTGAATGAAGGTGTAGCTTTACTGGAAATCCTGCGTAAAACTGTAAGTTAATAATAGGCTAGTGTGGTTAGGCCAAAACTTATTACCCTTTTAATATAAATAAAGGTGTAATTGGGGTTGGCCATAATTATTGTTTATGCTATAATACATTCCCTAATTTGAACATATAAAATTGATACTAATAAGGAGAAATAATTATGATAACATTAGATAAAATCGTTAGTGAAGTTGAGGGGATGGTTGACTGGGTTGACAGTAAACCATCTGTACCCGCCGCTTTGGTTGGGTTTGGGGTTGGGGTGTTGCTACCAATCAATGTAGTAGTATACAGTGCTGTTTTTTGTGCTGTATCTTATGCTGCTCTTATGTATTTAAAGAGTAAGGATAAAGGATAAATGAAAAAAGTCCCACCACATAAAGTAATTGATACGTTTCAGAAGGGTGAGTGGTTCTGGGTATCCAGTTCCATCCTTCTTGTTTTATTTGCTGCTGGATTGACAGTAATATGTGCGCGTGCTATAATATATGCACTATGAATGAACTTGAATCAATACAAACCGAATTACAATTTAAAAAGATCTTAGACGACTTTAAAAGCACCAGAATACCCAAACCTCTAACAAAAGTTATATACAACTTTGAAAATCAAAATACAATTGTTAGTATTTTCGACCACTATGTTGGAATTCAAGAGTTAGGTAAATGTGGTTATTTTGAATATATCGCCGTAGGTAGACTCCTACCGCAACCATATAAACCTAGTGGTGGTCATCAATTCGAAGTTATCGATGTTAGAACAATTGAAGATGTAGCAGACTTCGAAGAGTTTATCAAGATATTCTCAGAGCAAATCAATAACAATAACGTACCAACTTGTGATAAAGTAGGTGACTTTACCATAGATGACATAATTAATCAAATTAAAATTACGTGGGATCTCGCGAAAGAAATGGAAGGGGCAATTATACATTGATGCTTACACATATAAACTTTGAAATAGATGAAATAGAATGGGTGGCTTACTTCCACGCACAGCAATTGCGATTGCAAACTGATGAGCCTATAATCACGGACCAAATAGGAATAATGAAACTTACGGATGGGTATGTATACTACATGGATGGTGTACATGTGCTCACTAGGTTAGACAATTCTGTAATAGAATTGGTTATTACCGACCTTGACCGGGTAGGTTTAACCATAATAAATACCGATACGATTAGTAATACGCACCCATTACTTGCTAAGCAACTTAACTTTTATTTACCAAGGCTATATGAACTTACTGTTAAGCTGCTTGCATCTAAAGAAGTAGAACTTTATGTCTATGACAATACTGTTGAAGACATTAAGGAACAATTAGTAATAGAACACTCATTATAAAAGGAGATAACCTATGAGTAATAATAATAAGATGAGCAAAATGATGAAAATGACAGAAAAAGATTTAAAGGAAGCTACCGATGCTACTATTGTTGGTAGTGCTAGCAATGAGAAAGCTCCCCCGAAACTATCCCAAGAAACGGCTGATGAACTTTGGAAAAAGCATTCTAACCGTGGTCAAATGGCTGTCGAAATGGTTAAATCCCTTGGCGCAACTGATACATCGTTAAGTGTTGATGAATTAATTCAAAAATCATTTGACCTTGTAGATGGTATTCAAGCCGAGATAGACCGAGGGTATAACAGTGATATTATCGCTGCCCATGTTTCTGCTTCACAAAAATAATCTATAACTGATAAATATAATCATATTATAGGGTGGTTGTTATGAAATATTTATTATGCTTATTGTTAGTATTGCAGGCTAGTTGTAGTAATGACAGTGTAGTTAGAGACAATAATGTAGACTATGACATAGTTGATCGTGTTGTGGATGACATGGTGGTCGAATACGACGAAGATACGGGCATACTCGTTATAAAGAAGAAGAAGAAGCCAACACTGGTGAATGCTCACGACTGTAAACACAAGTATGACAAGAGTAGAAATTTTACATATGTTGGGCAACTGGTATCATACCATCGAGTAATGTATGATGAAAAGATAACAACCTATGAATATACATTACCATCAAATGAACTACACTACCTGTCCGGTGATGAAGTTGCTAATTATGTTTGTCAAAAGCGTAATTAATATAAATAACTAAAACAACATAAGGAATTTTCATATGAAACTTAGCGATGCAGCAGAATTTTTAAAAGAAGTAGATGACGAAGATAAAAAACGACCACCCGCAATTAGTGGTGGTGGTACTATATCTACAGCACAAGCAGCAAGCATTCTAGGAGTGTCTGTAAGCCGTGTTCGACAGCTTATTGGTTCAGGTACACTTAAGCCGCGAATATCCCCTAGGAAGGGTGACAGGGACCATGAGCTTCTAAAGAAAGACGTTGATAATTATAAACAAAAAATCAAAAAAGGTGAAGCTGGGCAGAAGGGTCGTCCACCTGAATCTGAAGAAAAAGAAGAAGAAAAATAACCTAGTTATTTTTCTTCTTCTTCGCAATGTTATATCCAAGAATCAAATGGCTAGTATCTCGTACATTAAACTTAAGGAACAATAGAAATATAATGGCAAACTTTACCCTTTATACCAAAGACAACTGTAGCTTTTGTAACAAAGCAAAACATTTGCTCACAACCAAAGGCCACTCTTACGTAGAACTTAAAGTCCCTGATCAAGCTGATAAAGAAATGATCCAACAAAGAGTAACCGAATCTGGTTCTGCTAATCTAGTTAGAACCGTCCCACAAATATTTACTGATGATAAGTACATCGGTGACTATACCAGCCTAGTACAATACCTAAATAGCTAGCATACCCTCCATATATGTGATATACTGCATGCCACATATATGGAGTAAGCTATGTCAATCGAATACATTAACTTTGATGTTACAAAAGTAGAACAAGGTGTGTTACTAAATGGTGTTAACTGTCAACAACAGATGGGTAGCGGTGTAGCATTAGCCTACCTTCGCAAATGGCCTATTGTACGTGAACAGTTTATTGTCACCAAACCAATTCTAGGCGAAACTGATATGGTAACTATAATTGAACAAGAGTTGTATGTTGCTAATTGCTACACTCAAGAGTTCTTTGGGGGTGATGGTAGACGTTATGCCGACCTAGAAGCCGTTAAAAAATCTGTAGATAGTGCATGTAAATTTGCTAACTCTATGGGGTTAGATGTGTACACACCGCAGATTGGTTGTGGGCTTGGTGGGCTTGATTGGGATACTGAGGTTGCACCTATAATGGAATCCGTATCTAAGGAACATAAGGTTAATTTGTTCGTTTGTTTAATTTAAGTATAAATAGTTTAGATATTACTAAATAAACAGGAGATAATATTATGAACGATAGAATTTTAGAAAGTGAAAATATTAAATACAAAGTTCTTCTTAATGGTCAAACACTAACTGAAGCACAGTCTAGGAATTTAGCCGAGAACTTTGTATCTACGTTAACTGCCGAACAGCAAAAGAATGTACAAATTGTTCCTATAACTGAAGGTGGTAAGCAGTTACTTTTTACCTAGTTCATACTCGAACACTTAACAAACGGATATACCATGACTGATTTTGAAAGAGATGCAATTTACAAAAATATTAGTGAACACCTCTCGGGTGTTTCTGACATATTAGAAGAGGGAAATACTGGCGTAGAGGATGATGAGGAGCTATCCGAAATCAATGATCTTGTCGGGCAACTGTACGGTATAGTTGGGCGGGAATAATATGTATAACGGTTACGAGTTAGAATCTGGCTCCAGACAAAAGTTATTAGACTTATTCCCACCGAAGTATTCTACACTTATTGGTCATCATATTACTGAAAAGTTTGGTATAAAAGATAAAGAAGTACCCGAACAACCTAATAAAGTTATGGTTGTAGGGTACATCGATAACGGTGAAGATGTAGAAGGGTTCCTAGTGGAAATAGATGGGACTAGTGATAGACCTGAAGGTGGTAAGTACCATATAACGTGGTCAATTGATCGTGCGAGTGGTGCTAAGCCTTACCATACTAATATGTATGTTGATAAGGCTGTGCCATTAAAAAGACCTATAGAGATTGATGTAGATGCTAAGTACTTTGCTTAGTGCTCTTATGGTATTGTATGCTTCTGCGTTCAATGCAACCTATAATATAATCACTATAGCATGATACAAATACTTGTGGGAATATACTATGCGTTACTAGTTTTAATATCATAACTATTGCAAAGTATATTTCCTTCCACGCACCAGTAAGATGCCCAGTATACGTCATATCTACGTGTTCTAAATGTTTTTTCACTTTACTTCCTTTACTTGGTATCTATATGCACCGTACTCGTTGTCAAGTTTATCGGCCCTATTACGCAATCGCTTCATGCTGCTTCTGGGTACATGCTTACTTACCCATTTCTTATCTTTGCTATCCCAAAGACCATATAGTTTATCTTTATAGTGTTCGTCATCAGTTTGGTATGCATCACCTTCACCAAACATACGCTTTTCATGTTTAGCAAGCATATCACCAGCCTTAAACAGCGCATCGGTTTGCGGTTCGCCCATTTTATCAGCTAATCTTGCTTGGCGGTATAAGTCCTCAGATGATAGTCCACGCTGGATAGCTTTATCAAACATTGCCTTCGCACCACGGTTAAGTCTATCGGAAGTTCGCTCATACCTATCCCCTTCATTAATTTCACTCAACTCTTTAACCTCAGTTATAGTTTTTGAGTTAGAATTAACGTAGGAAAATACATTGGCCTTTGCTGTTGTTAGCGCATGTTTGCCAGATTTCAGAGCAAACTTAACACCTTGGTTATAAACTTCAGTAAGCTTATCTTTAGGTACACCACTGCTAGCATGTACTTTATCTATAAACTGTTTCATTGTTTCTTTGTTAACTAGATCGTTAACTACACCTTCTAATATACTTCTTGCCATTTGATAGACTCCTAATTATCCTTGGTTATCTGTATTTATAACTAGTAACCAAGGATAACTTTTATTTACTACTCGTAGTCAGTAAGGTTATAGAAGTTACATGTATCTGGGATACAGTTTTTTGTAGCATCAGGTGTAAGCATCCAGTGCCAGTTTTTTGGGAACTGTGGTTGGATGTTATTACCATAACCATCAGTCACAACAAACACTGCTTCGGGGTACTTAAGCTTTGGATCTTTCTTCATTTCTTCTTGAATATGTTCCTCAAGAATATCGAAGTCAGTACCACCAAAGCCATACAACTTTCTAGATTCTAATGTAGTTTCATATACCGAGGTGTCAAAGCAAAACATTCTCATGTTAAAACGCTCTAATGGCATCTGTTCTGCAATAGAAAAGAACCTATCGGTATACCCAGTGCAAGAACCTGATGTGTCTTGGTAGAACCATACATCTATAATGTCAGACTTAATTTTGTCATATGTTTCATATTCTGTTGGTAAAATAAGGTTGCTATCAACACACGCAAACCTGCGATCAGTATGTACCCATTGGTCTACTACTTTATATTCTGGGACTAGTTTCTTTTTAGCCCAGCTTGTAACAATGGATTCAAACTTATTTTTCTTTTTCTTTTTTTCTAATTTGTTTGCGAAGGTCCAACTGGTTCCACCTTCAGTGCCTCTGGCCCCAACTTCACCCTTACCACCTTTAGTTTGGCCATTACTATCTTCGTTGTCTTCAACAAACTTTTTAAGGGTATCCTTATCATTATCGTTCATGTCACCATTAAGTTTATCCAGTACATCAGTGAAGTCCTCACTTGCATCAAAGAAATTATAATCATCCTTGTCAAGCTCCTCACCTTCACCTTCACCTTGGCCTTGGCCTTCGCCTTCACCTTCACCTTCACCTTCACCTTCACCTTCACCTTCACCTTCACCTTCACCTTCACCTTCACTGGGCTTACCGTGTTCATCGACAAGTTTGACGTTTTTTGACATTTCTTCAAATTTTTCTTTGACCATTTCCATTAACTTATTGTAATAAAATTCAAAGTTCTGATCGTCTGGAACCTCTTCATCTGGAAATACGGTTTCAACCCAGCAGTAACTGCCGTTAGGACTTTCCTCTGTTGGTGGGTCTATTTCTGAACGATCAAATCCATAGCGGTTAACAAGTGCGTGGTTAATTACAATGTCTTGTGCATAGTTAGCCATTATATGTAGCAGTTTACTTCTTCCAAAATTAATCGAACGCATGCCATGGTTTAAGGTTACATGCATGCACTCATGGGAAATCACGAAACACTTCTGGTGAAAGGACAGTGATTCCCAGAAATCAAAATTTACAACAAAATCTACACACTCTCCCTTCTTATTAAAGTATACTCCTGCTGTTGGTACTTTCTTTGAGAATCTAATGCGACTAATTGACCATATACTCTCGAATACGGCGTGGTGTCTCTCTAATTCTCTAGCTAACCTCATATGGTCGTGGTTTGAAATTGTTTTCATGTATTTCTCCTTATATGTGTATGGAACGCATTATGGCATACTGAAATTAAAATAGCAATAGGTGTTGACACACTTAGTCAATAGGGTTAATATGGCCCCACATCGAAACTAAACGGAGAAAACTATGATTGATGATAAGAAGCTAGACTTTTATATTGAGAACAACCTTAACGTACTAATGCGTGGTCGCCACGGTGTTGGTAAAACTGCAATGATCAAGGCAGCTGCAGAGCGTCATGGTTTGAAGTGGAAGTATTTTTCAGCAGCTACTATGGACCCATGGGTAGACTTTGTTGGTGTTCCTAAAGAGAAAACCGAAAATGGTCAAAGTTTCATTGAACTTGTTCGACCTAAGAACTTCCAGAATGATGAGGTCGAGTTTATCTTCATGGATGAGCTTAATCGTTCCAAGGATAAGGTGCGTAACGCGGTTATGGAGCTTATCCAGTTCAAGTCTATTAATGGTGTACCATTTAAGAACCTGCGCATGGTTTGGGCAGCTATTAACCCTGAAGATGATGAAGATGAAGATATGTCATATGATGTTGAGACGCTTGACCCAGCACAAAAGGACCGATTTCAGATAATTGTTGACATACCATATAAGCCATCTAAGCTTTACTTCACGGAAAAGTTTGGTGAAGCTGGTGAAGGTGCAGTTGAGTGGTGGAAAGATCTTAGCAGTGATGAGAACAAGCTGGTATCACCCAGAAGACTTGAATATGCAGTTGAAATGTTCCAAGCTGGTGGTGATCTCAAAGATGTGCTACCTAACAAGGAACTGAACTTAACACAATTGCGCCAGCGGTTGGGAACTGGGTCTATCACAGCTAAACTTAAAAAGCTGTATGATGACACTGATGATGCGTGCTTGGGTGAGTTTAAAAATATTAATTTTACAACCGATGCAATCCCTCATATTCTCAAAAATGAAAACTATATTAGACGGTTCTTTGACTTTGTTCCAAAGGATATTATCAGTAACTTAGTTACCGAAGATGACGCTAAGAATGCCCCAGTCATTATCGGAAATGCTAGTGTTGAATGTATTGCACCAATTATCGGTTCAATTATTGCAACTAATGGGGCCAAGCGACCTATTTTGCAGATTCTTGACCAACTGGCAAAGGAACGTGGACTTGACCTTTCTTCTGAGTCAGCATTTGAAGATGCTGTTAAGGAAGCATTGAAGATTGTTTCTACTGGTCGCCCAGAGAGATACTCTGCACTACATTCAGTTAACCATAACTTCAATTCAAATGGAAAAACTGAGGTGTATGTTCAATGTGTTAAGTTCTTAGCGTTGATGATACACTACACATCTGATGCAGCTATTGAAGATAAGGCCAAACCGTATCTTCAAATTGGTAGCCATATTGTTAAGCAAATCAATAAGGCAGTTAATGATGTTGATGGTGTGGGTAAAATGTGGGGTTCGTTGAGTGCAGCGTCCTTTATTGATGTTGATGGTATGGATGAGGTCCGCGTTGACAAATACTTAAAAATGTTAGCGAAAGGTTAGGTAAGGTGGGGGGGTGTGTATATAGGTCTTCATAGCCTGCTCCTACACACCCCTTCTGCTTTTTTTATAAAACATACGGGGTATAAAATGGAACAAGATACTAATGATAGAGTAAATGATTGTGATCGATGTGGGAGGGGTGGGGAAACATACCACCAATGTCCTTACAAAAGCGAAATCAACTTAAATTATGAACTGTGTAACTGTTGTAATAGTTGCAAACATGAATGTGGGCAGGAGATATAATGAAAATGGGACAAGATTTTGATGGTGAACATGAAGAAGAGCTTGCATATTACCAAAAGAAGTATTACACTCTATTAAGTCAGTATATGACATACAATCCATATCGAGACGAAACTAAACTTTGGAAATGTGTTGGTACGGCATCACTAGCATTAAATATTTTATTTGCTGCAATAATATTATGGATTAAAACATGAAAGAAATAACTAAAGATACAATTATATACGTTGACATGGATGGGGTCTTAGCTGACTTTGAGGGAGCTTTGAAAGACAAGCTTGGCCTTACTATGGCTGATAAGAAATCAAAGGTGTGGGGGTCTATTAAGCACCACAACGATAATGTTGAGCCTTGGTTCTATAGCCTACCTATGTTACATGATGCTAAGCAGTTAATGTCATTCTTACAGGATAACTTAAATGATGTTAGGATTCTGACAGCATCTGGGAGTACTCCTACTGATGCACCTGCACAAAAGCGCAAGTGGGTTCGTGACTACTTTGGTAGCATTAAAGTTAATGTGGTAGGGGCTTCACATGAAAAGGCTGCGTTTGCTAATGAAAATTCATTGCTTATTGATGATCGAAGCCAGTCAATTGATCCGTTCATTGCTGCTGGTGGCATTGGTATACTTCATACTAGTGCAGCTTCAACAATTGCAACTATCAAATCTATGTTTGATTAGTTGCAATTGTTTTACATTAAACTTCACGGTCTATAAATAAATTAACTGAATCAGTTACCACGGGTGTTGTTGTACCTGCAAGCCTTATTTGTATTGTAAGTGTGGTCTGAGAGGAATCAAAACCAGATGAAGCAGATGTCAATGTCCACCTCCTGAATGTGTTTAGTTGCAGCCATGTATTTAGTGTAGCACTGTTAAGATAAGTTGGTACACCTGATACTGTTACAGAGGATGCAAATATTTCATAAAGTGATGAGTTAAACCCAGAAGATAACCAATCCCCAAGTATTGTAGTCGGAAGCTCGTTACCAGCTGAGTCATTGTCTATTCTACGTATTGTTCTGTCAGGATCGAATGATAAACCCGATGTTACCCTACCACCATCTGGTGAAGTAGCTTGAACGTAGGAGTTGTTTATACTACCCGGCATAGCAGCCAAAGAAACTTCAGAAAGTGTTCCTGCCGGTGTCCCAGCTGGTGTAGATGCTGGTGTAGATGCTGGTGTACCTGCTGGTGTACCTGCTGGTGTACCTACTGGTGTGGAAGCTGGTGTACCTGCTGGTGTACCTACTGGTGTTGATGTTGGTGTTATTGCTGGTGTACCTGCTGGCGTAGAAGATACCGTTGGTGTTGGTGTTACGGTTGGCGCTGCCGTCATAGTTGGTGTAACCGTCATGGTAGGCGTAACCGTCATAGTTGGTGTAACCGTCATAGTTGGTGTCACTGTCATAGTAGGTGTGACAGTTGGTGTATATGTCGGCGTTACAGTTTGTGTTGGTGTTGGTGATGCCAACTGCACAACCATATCAAGGCTTTCTACAAACGACGGGCTTATTCTATCGGAAAAATTATATTGTTCCAACACTTCAAGTATTTTAGTATGATAAGGTTTTATATCGTTAAAATATTTAATATATGATTCTATTGGGCTAGAAACCCCATTATCATCACCACCAGTAATTGCCATATAAGTTATCCTTTAATGTAACTATTTATGGTTCTTGATAATGATTAGTATCTTCTCTTTTTTCCACATGCTCTGGAGAGACGATTGGGTTAAATTCAAGCTCCAGTACTCGGACTGATCGGCTTAATGCTGCTACTATTGCTCTTGTTCGTGGGTTTACTATATTTGCTGGGTTTACTTTTTCAATAAAAGTTTCAAGTGATTCATTTTCATACAATTCTTTAAGGTCATTATCTTCATACTTCATCGGGCCTCCGTGACCAATCAACAACTGTATTATATGTTTTTTTGGTAGTTTTATCAAAAACGGAACCATCTGAGTTTATTACGATTCCAGCTATATACATGATTTGGGATAAGTCTTTTATTCTTCTTATTTTAGATACAGTTAATTGCTTTTTAGACAAGTTTTAAACCTTCAAAGAATTCTTTAGATAATGACATATCTTCTACATTTTCATTTTTATTAAGGACTCGAAATATTTCCACTCTACGTTGAATCATGGATAATTCGGAGTTAATGCGTTCTACAGAATCAAACTTCAATTCAGGTTTATCTTTAGTATTTTCGTTGCTGAACATAATCTTACCTCATTAGTAGGTTAAGTATATTTATAGTTCCTAGTCTAAAAACTTATAATTTTTCAACTTAAACTCTTTAAGGCGCATTTTTGCTTCAAAACTGTAGTATGTGTTTTTTATAATTGTTTTAAGTACGTATAGTTTTCCGAAATGGTTTATAGCACTGCATATGTCCCTGTGTGGTAGGTAGGCGGGTAAGGATATTCCCCACCCTTCATTAATAGCTTGGTCTGCAAGATTCATGCCATCTCTATTATAGTCTGGTATTACTACTTTATCTCTCTTGTTTCTCTCTAGTAGCTTTATTTTAGATGTTTTCATATTATTAGTTATAATTGCCACGCCATTAACATGCCAAGAATCAAAGAATCCTTCGGTTATGTATAGTGGCCTATCCTTATATTTTTCATTGTTGATATTCTCCGTACCATATATAACTGCCCCGCTATTCTCAACACTGGCACTTAAATATTTTTTATTTGATTCCCCAAAGAAAATGCGTGCCTGCCAGTACATAAGATCGCCATTGTTCTTGTATGTTGGTATAATTATCCGTGGTAGTAGATTCTTTGCAAGGAATATGTCATCCGGGTTTACGGATGATGTTTTACCTTTAGACAGGAAGAATGGGTAGTCATCTTGTGTCATTTTATACTTATTCCACAAGAAGTCCCTAGCCTCACATGCCAATGGGTCATCCTCTGCATAGGCCGTTATGGGTTTAAAAAAATCAGGTTGCTTAATTGATGGTAATATTATCTTTTCTGCTTTTGTAACACGCTTCTTATCATCTTTTATTTTAGATGCGAGGAGACCATTTACTTCCTTTACTGGTATACCAAATGCTCTGAATATATCCCACATGTTCTTTGAATGTGGGGCTTCTCTATCTGGATCAAAACTACCATCTGTACTACAATTAAAGCAATTGTAGAAACACATTTCATCCTGAAAGAGCCAGCCACCACGGGGGCCTTTTGAGTGTGTACCATCACCACATACAGCACAATACACGGAGTTCCACCCTTTGGATGATTCTCCGTGCATTAATGGTAAGTGATCTCGTACTAAGTCTTCAATAGTTTCCATATGTGTGGTATTATATCACAACATTAAACTATTTGAAAGAAGAGTCATGCTTTAGTTTTTACCTTAACTTTAGCCTTAACTTTAGCCTTAGCTTTTGGTTTAGGCTTTGGCTTAGGTTTTGGTTTAGGTTCATATGCCGTTTCATCAATCTCGTCATCAATCCTGCCATCAAATACGACCCCGATACCACGCACGTTAAGGCGTTCTACTACTTCATCAGAATCCATCCAGAAATCCTTATCTGCAAGCATATCTGTAATTTCATCATCGGTTAAGAATCCTGAATATATGTTAGTAGCCATTTTTTTGAAATAAGTCTTCATGAAATCCACTTGTGATACAATAGCTGCACCCTTATCATACCCACCATGGCTACAGTTATGGATCATAAATGCACAATGGTCGTTAACTACATAGTTATCCCCTGATAAGAATATCATCGTTCCTGCCGAACAAACATCACCTTCTAAGAAAGTTGTTATTTCTGCCTGTGATTGGTTCATTGCAGCTATTATTTGAATGGTGGTTCCTAGGCTCCCACCCGGTGTATTCAAGTAAATGTAAATCTTATCTTGGGCTTCACATGTTTTCATAACATTAAGCATGTCAACGTACTTATCTATTTCGTGTTCTATTTCCCCGTTAATATAGAAGTGATGTAATGTTATATTAACAGTTTGTGCATAGTACTTTACTTGCTTTTCTAGCATGAATAATTCGCCAACATCTTTTTTATTACTATTCATCAAACGTACTCCGTTATTGTTTATAGTGTTATGCACTGGTATTACATATTATATTTATTGTCTCAATAATATAGTTTATTTTATAAATTTGTTGATATCAAATTTCTGATATTGTGGGTCTTTCTCGGGTATGTGCTCGTTGTGCTCGCTATCCCAAAATAGCTCACCTTGTGCTATTTGAAAGTTAAACAGGCCAATATCAACACCACCACTGTATGCCACCACAGTTTTTTTACCTGCTAACAGTTCAAACTTTAAACCATCTGGATATGCGTTGACTAATGACTGTGACCAATCACTATATGTTGTTTGTACATTTCCTACAAATCTTGTTCTATTTTTCATTTCTTTGATGCCCACCCTAGTATTAATTTATTTGAATATTCCTCTGAAAATTCAATAGAATCTATCATATCTGAAATATTAATCCTACTTATGTCGAAGTCACCGCAATCATATGATAGGGTTACATGTGGTTTATATTCATCGTAATCCGATGTGGCTTCATGCTTTGACATTATTTCTTCAAATCTATCCTGCATTTCCTTATTATCAAGCTCTATAACTAAGGCTTTCCCATCATCTGTGGGGAATATGGTTAACTTTTTACATTTAGCAACAATAGGGGATTTTAACTTACCATTAGCCTTAAAGTCTGGTAAGGGCTTTCTGGAATATATTAAAGTGGAATGTGCATCTTTTGTATCTAATGGTGATGGGACTCCCAGCTTACGGATAACTTCTTTTAGCAGTTTTTTACTTTCGGGGGATACCTTAAGTGCAACATACGTCCCATCGGAGGCTGACTTCTTCTCGGTTATTGTAAATAATTTCATATTTTCTCCAGTATAATTATATTTAGTATTATCACCTAGTATTTTTACTCCATACCCTATAACTCAACCCAGCAGCTGACACTTCCCCACTCACATAATCAAAGCTTGATGCAACATAACCAATAACATTATTTATGTTTACATCACAATCATAGTCATCTGGGATGGTGGTGATGTATGCCGTGTCTATATGCCCCAACGCTTCCATGTATATCGACGCACCACCAATGAAGAACACATTATCATATGAGGCTTCTTTTAAGCCCTCTGTGAGGCTTCTTACTCTACTGGCACCTGTTACCTCATATTCATCGTTACTGGTCACTACGAGGCACTGACGGTGGGGTAATAGGCTAGTCCTATTGCCAATGTATGGCAATATACTCTCATATGTCTTACGGCCCATAATACATGTGCTATTTTTTGTTGTTGCTGCAAAGTATTTCATATCTTCGCTATATTTCCATGGAATGCCATTGTCTTTACCAATGCCACCCATTCGGTCAACTGCTACAATAATCGCTTTCATTTAATCATCTTCCTCATCTAACATGTCGTGAACCATATACAGTTCGTTTGCATATACCCATTTTTCTACTTTTGATACCCCTACCATACTAGCCTGTGACTTGCCCCGTTGGGGGGCTGGGGTTATTTGTATTTGCACATTATGTGCTGTGCTCTTTTTTACTGGGTGGCGATTTGACCTTCTACGTCTAGGTTCTTCATCTTCCTCCAAGTTTACTTTCTCAGCGTACTTACCCGTGGCAATATACTCATCACCTTCGTATATGTAAGTCTTTGACATATCAAGGATAAATTCTTCTTCCATTTATTATCTCCAGTCTGTTATAAATAATTATAGTTATCGTATATTTAGTATTCGATAACTGTCAAGAACGCTTGAGACATTGTTGCAATTCTATCTCAGACTACAACCTTTGTCAATGTTAGATTAGTATAGTTCTCAATCTTGACTATGTAATTCATTTTATAGGAGGTGACGCATATGCCTGATTCGTAATATACCGTAGCAGTAACGAACAAAAACTAACCTACAACATGGAGACATTAATATGTCACGAAAAAAACAAGCAAAGGCTGTTGGCCATAAAGAATACGAACTTAAACTCCTAAAAAGTGGCCTTGTAAATAACGGTATGGCTATGACCGAACAACGAAGAAAAAAGTCATGGTCACTCCACGATCTAAAAGTAATAAACCCGCTCAACCCCCCACAAAAAGAAATGTTTGAATCATATTATAACGGCAACCACATTATTGCAAATGGTTCAGCCGGTACAGGAAAAACATTAGCAGCAATGTACCTAGCACTAACTGATGTTTTATCAAAAGAACAACCACAGCAACGCATAATCATTGTACGCAGTGCAGTCTCCACAAGAGAATTAGGACACCTTCCGGGTACAGTTTCCGAGAAACTTGAACCATACGAAGCACCATATAGGGATATTGTAGGATTCCTAATGGGAAACAACAACAGTTATGATAACCTTAAAGAAGCTGGTATTATTGAATTCATGCCAACATCTTTTGTTCGTGGCCTTAACTGGGACGATGCCGTAATTATTGTCGATGAAGTACAAAACCTTAATTTTTGGGAATTGAATTCGGTAATTACTAGAGTGGGTGACGACTCTAACCTACTTATAGTCGGTGACCAGATACAAACAGATTTGTATAAATCTGGAAATGATAAATCCGGTATGGAGCGGTTTTTACAAATCGCTAGAACAATACCCAACTTTGATGAAATTGTGTTCAAGAAAGAAGATATTGTTCGTAGTGAATTTGTTAAAGCTTGGATATGTGCCATGGAAGATTTCGATCAAGATAACCCAAGGTAAGGATATATTTGATACAAATTATGTATCCGTATATACTCTAAGCTATTAACGTTATTGGGGAGAGCATGTAGAAATACATGCTCAACCTTACCTGACGCCAACATATCTTTACAGTTCTTGGCACTATCATCAACTGTGCATTTTATATTATCAAACTTTGTTAGACTGTCCATTTTGTTTTCACCAATGTTACTAATAATCAGTTCGTCACATACAAGATCATGGTCTGCTAAGTATTTTTCCGTCTTCTCAAATGCCTTAGGGACAAACCCACCACGTGCTGTTAGAATAACAACATGATATCCCCTCGCAGATAAATCCTTTAACATAGGCTTAGCGAAAATATTAGGCTTAGCTGTTAAATATATTTCATGCTTAACAGAGCACTTAATAAATTCTTTTACGCCTATCCCCACAATATTTTCAACATTGTGGGTGTCCCACAATGACCAATGTGGCACTCTATCCTTACCAAAGTCAGTATGTAGTGCCGTATATAGTTCAGTCTTCAAGTCAATTAGAGTATCATCTAAATCAAACACTATGACAGGTTTGTCCATTTTAGGTGGCATATTATGCTGTATACTCAGCTATTGCTTCATTAATAGCATCATGTAGTAATTGGCGCTCAGCAACTAAATCCCGACTTTCGGCTTCTTCTTTAGTAAAGATCTTATCACTGTACCGTAATTCTAACTTCTTAATAATCATTGCTTGTACATCGCCCCAACCAATTCCAGTGGCTTCATAGAACAATGCCTTATACCAATCAGAATCACCTAACTCTTCACACATGTTAACAAGGTCAATTCCATCCTCACTGTTCATGCCAGTCAGTAATGCATGGGCAATCTCACCATGCTCAGTGATAGTTCCCAAGATTGCATGGAATACCCTAGGATCAATGCTTAGCTCAACCCCTACTTGTATATCATCTCGTATGCGCCTTGACTCAATAATACCAGCCAGTGCATCTTCTATATCCCCTTGAGCAACTGCTAACTTCGTAAGAATCTTTTCTTTGTCTAAATCTTTGCCGTAAAATAAACTCTTTTTATAAACATCTAGCACATCAATGATGTTCACTGCTGCGGATAATGCATCCTCGAACACTTGCAAGTCAAGCTCAGTTGACTCGATACTATCTACGATTGATTCCGTTCTAATTGCTAATGTTTGAAAATCTTTATGCGTCATTTGCTTCTCCTGTAAGTGGTTTCTCTAAATCTTTCATTGTGAGTTTTTCATTTAATTTTCCATCAATTTCTTTTTTAATATCTTCGATTGCATTTGCTGCAGTTTTCTGTAGATATCGCGAGAACTGATCGGCAGGTATGTTATCTACTTTTTCTAATAGTTTATATGCTCTATCATATGCTATATTCATTACCAATGACTTGGTTCTGTTTTCAACAGATGTTATGTCTGCCATAAACTCATCTCTTGGAACTAGATATTTTGAATCTGCTAGTCTAACAGTAAGCATAGTTTCTGCTGGGATACCAGAACCGTGTAAAACCTCATTCCAAATTTTACCACGCAATTCCCACTCATCATAAGGGACACCCTCTAGTGGATCAACGTTGTCCCAATATCCAAACTCATTAACGTTTGGTAGTTCTAATAATTCGGGTATAGCACTGTCTTCTGGAAAGAATGGAATGGCAACAACCGCATCCTTATGAAATCCTAAGGATAAAACATACTCAGTTTCATGGGATGGTGCAGAACGATTACCTTCAAATATTTTTGTTGTTGCAGCTAGCAATGGACTTTCATCATTGCTTACGCTTTCATCACCTTCTAAAATATTAATCCCAACACAATGGTACATATCGTGTATTAAACATGCTAATACTTTAATGTCGTGGGCTACTCTCTTCTCTACCCAGACTTCAGTTAATCCTCTTACTGTCTCAATAAACTTAAAGGAATCTTCTAATGTAGTTATTCCTTCTAGTTTCAACCCACCGTATACTTTAAAGCTCATATAGTTTCCTTTTTTCTCCGACAAGTATAACATAATGGTAACAATAAGGCAACGAATATGGGCCTAAATAAAAATAAAGCAATAAAAAGGGGCCTAAAAGCCCCCCCGTTATTTAATGCAACCTACTGTGCTTTGAAACACCCTTCATCAAATATGTCATTTGATCATCTAAAATATTTCTATTTTTAAGAATCAATGTCTCATTGTATGATGGTACATATGGTATGTACAACAGCGCCATCTTAGCCTGTTCAGGCGTCCTATCATCCTTTCTCTGATTACAGGTACGGCATGCAGTAACAACGTTCTCCCACACGTCTGGGCCGTTCTTAGAGCGTGGCAAAACGTGGTCACGTGTTAGCTTAGCTAAGTTATACTTGTTCCCACAGTAAGCACACAGGTGCCTGTCACGTGCAAACAACTCACGGTTGATTAGTGCAGGTGTGTCCCTACGATACTTTGATGGACTAGTGTTATTGTCTAACGCAACAATAGTGTCTACCATTAGAGTAGACTGCTTACCTGTTGCAGCATTAGTACCACCACGTAGAAGCACTTCATACTTACCAGTCTGCCATAGGATTTTCCCCTTAGCTGAATAGAAAGCACTATCCTGATATGTAATCCAATTAAGTGGTTCCCCACCAGAATTCAATGCTAAAATCAACGGTAGTTGATTTACAGATTCTCCGGTTACATTATAGTTGTCTTCCTTCCTGATTAACATGTCCTATGCTCCTATGCAATTATTACTTCATCGAACCCCTCTGCCCGTGATGGCTTAACATAGCTTTTGGCCATGCTTTGCATTACATTGGAAGGTATTCTCTTACCCGTACTCTTTTCACGTTTATCTAACCTAGATTGTAGCTCATCAGGATCAACTTCAAATACAACTGCAATCTTTTTATAATGCTTTGGCACTTGTTGTAATATCCCTTTCCTTTTCTTTGGGTTCAGGTTAGTTTGATCCCAAATGATGTTCTTATGGGTATTTACTGCTTCTTTAAACTTTTGCTGACTAATTGCTGTGGCTTTACCAATATAGTTCTGAAAGCCTCTGTTATAGTCAGTCCCATCAGCAGCTGCCATCGCTTCTATCTCATCATCACTGGAAACAATAACGTATGATTTGTCAGAAAGAAAATTATCCCGCCATGTACTTTTTCCACTGCCGGGAAGACCAACCATCACAATTATTTCTGGATTCGTTTTTACATTATCAAGTTTCATTTATTGCCATCTCCATCCATTCTCCCTCCATTCGAGGTACTACAAATAGCTCAGTTCCGATTCGTTCAAGTTTAACATCAGAGTATATGAAGTCAACATTTATTTTAGCCTCATCCATCATAGTGAATGTTATCTTAGCCTTATCATCCCAAAAGTCACTAGTTCTAAGCCCGCCACCATTAAACTTGTCAACAACCACTGATGTTATACCAGACTGAATTATACCTCGCATACAATCTGGGCAGGGTAAGTGGGTAACAAATAATATACAACCACTCAATGATCTTTCTGCCAAGTATATTGCATTACGTTCAGCATGCTCAAACCAGTTATATTTCTCTGGTCTTTCATAACGTTCTGGCACATCATCGTCTATGCCCACTGGTATCCCATTAAATCCAAATGACCTTGGCTTGCCGTCTGGGGTTACGATACATGCACCAACCTGTGTTGATGTGTCCTTAGACCATGCTGCTGACTGATATGCCATTCGCAAAAATCTTAATTTCCATTTATTACTGTTAAATACTTCCATTGGTATCCTTTAAAATAAAAAGAGATAAGAACCCGCTCTTTAGTTACAATTTATTATATGCAAGTATAACAGATACTTTGATAAATAACAATAGTATAAATAGTATTAACAGAGGGAACTATGAAGAAAATCATATCAGCTTCATTTACAATTGGCGATGCACCGGCTACTGGTCTTGCACCAACTATCCAAGTATGGGAAACACTGGACGATTCAAGTGTTCTGGTAGTGGATAAGCTTGGCATGGAAGAAGTTAAAGACGGTATATATGAATTTGAATTTGATAACTATGACAAATCTAAGGTATATTTGTTTAAAGCCTTTGGTGGTTCTGACCTAGCCATATCCGAACAGTATAAAGTGTTTAAAAACACTGACCCTATATTTGAAAGTAATTCTAAAAATGCAGGGTTGTTTAAAGAGTCTTCAAATAGTATTATATTCGAGGCTACTCGCAAGAAGGATATCAATGATAAAATAAAAGCACTTCTATCCAAAACAAAAGAGAAAGAGAAAGAACCACTATCTTCTAAGTCTAAGAAAGAACTACAAGAAGAATATTATGCTAATGAAAAGGTAAAGTTTCTTAAGCTATTTGAAGAAACTCGCCAGCTTAAAGAACTTAATGAATCAAGGAAGAAGAATAGGCTAATTAGCAGTTTAATATCTAATACTAAGAAGTAACTGCTGTTTGTAGTATTCGTTCTACTAAATACCTGCAAGACCCACAACCAGTCCCAACATCTAATTCACACATGAGTGCTTCCATAGTGTTGTTTCCAGAGTGTATGGACTCTATGATTTCTTCTTCCGTCTTATCACCACAAAAACAAACGTACATATTTACCTCAATAAAAAGGGGACATGTAGTCCCCTTTGGTATGAACAATTATTAACTATTAATTATTCAGATCCCTTTGCTAGATAATTTACTACCTGCGCAGGAAACAGATCCCATATTGGACTCATTAGGGTTAGGAAGAACATTTGCGCTTCCATGAAACCTTCATGATCTCCACGGGCCAGATTGTCACTAATTTGCTCAAGAGCATCAACTGCATTCTCTTTAACACTTAGATCATTATATCCCTTATCATCATATCTTTCAATAGATTTTTTAATTTCGGCTACTCTCTTTTTGATAGCACCAATAACTTCCTTAGGGACTTTATTTTTAACAGTTGTTCGGTCCTTCTGGCCAGTACGCTCACCCTTTAGATCAGCATCATCTACAGCGTTGGCTGGTAGATCACTGTTAATGAATAGGTTAGCAGGTGATGCCATCATTGCCTCACTCACGTTACCCTCATTAGCCCTTGCACGCATATCTTCTCTGTCTTTACGAGCTACCTTAACACTTGCAGCACCGATACCCTTCTCACGTGTTTGCTTAGAGTCACGGTAATGTTGTGGTTGTTTTGTTTTAGCTACACTACCCCTACCTCGCCTATGATCCCGGTCTGCATTGTCCTCATCCTTATACATTTGTGAAGTAGTAGCTTTGTCAATATAGTTACGTAGTGTACCCTTGCTTAGCTCCATTATTCTTGCTGCAGCTTCTTCAACTGATGTGGTAGCTTTGGTCAAATCGCAAGATTTAACCATATCGACCTTACCATCAGCTTTATCTGAGATGCCTACCATATTAGCTGGGCCGTCTGCCACAACCACTACCTTTTTAGAGTCTTTGTACATAACACTATCACCCTTTGCAAATGCTGGTGCTGTTTCATCTTCACCTTCAACTACATCACGTGACGAGTCTACAACCTTTGTGGTAGCATTAGGCTTAGTTGGTTCTCTACGAATACCAGCCTTAGGGTCTACTTTATCACCAACCAATTTACTTTTTAATTTATCAGCAGCATTAGATATCAATTCTGCACTTGGTTTTGTAGCTTCAACGATGTCTTGGGCTGATTCATGAACTACACCCTTAGTACCGTCCCATGTACCTACAGATTTCTTCTTACCATCAACAGTTACAGTTGCACCGGCAAGGTCTTTTTCATCACCAAAAAATGATATCTTTTCAGAACCATGCTTTTTACTAACACTTTCTTTCCATGAAGAATAGTCAGATTTATCACCTTCTGTAACCTTTGCAGCTTCCTTACCCTGTTGACGTTCTTTAGCTTTAAGGGCTTTCTTTTCACTTTGGTTAGTAGCTTGTGATAGACCACCAGTATGCTTAAGATCACTTGGGCGACCCTTTGCAACACCTTCAGACTTAAGGCGATGTTGATAATCTAGTGGATGTTCACCATCCACATCACCAATGTCATCAACTACCTCATCGAACATACCTTGGAACGTATCTAGGTCATAAAAGCCACTGTCAACAAAATAAGTCATGGACAACTCGTATGATTGAGACACTGCCGTGGTGTATGGCATTCTTTTCAGGTGCTGAGTAATACAATCCTTAATCATTTCCCTACTTTCTTTTTCGTTTGGTTTTCTTTCATTCTTAGACATTTCATATACATTTTCTACGTCAGGTGAATCAGATTCTTCAACAACTTTATAAAGGTCATCAACTTTAATTGGTGCACGCTTACCATCAGCATCAGTTACTTCAAAATTATCATAACCATTGTTATGTAATACAGATGCCACTTGCAGCATACCCAACATGGCTTCTAAACGTAGAGATATTGATTTATCTTCGCCAGTAGCATGGAGGATAACCCCTTCATTGAATTGTGTGCCAGCTTCATGTAGAGCAGCTGCTTCTTCCCTTGACAAATACATATCAGTACGTCTATCATAGTACTTGCCCTCTTTCGGGTCATAGTATACAACACGACCATTCTTCATTCGGAATGGTCCTTCAAGACCTTTAATGGCATCCATACCATCTTCGTCGGCAGCAGGGTTAACCTTATAGCCTTCGTATAATTTACTAACAGTGATGCTTTTCTCTTTCTGTCCAGATAGTTCAAGCAACCGTAAAATGTCTTTGTTCATAGTAGTAACCTCGTTATATTCTATTTATTAGTTTTGGTAGTTCTCCAACTACCTTCTAACCCACGTGCTTCATATAGGTCGTTGACGGCAGTTGCGATAAGAACATTATACTGTTCCCATCGTTTTGTTTGTTGGGGTTTTGGTTTAGGGACTTCTAGTTCAGAAAAGCTATTATCCACAAGCTCTAAAGCATTATCCCAATCCTTTTCTAAATCCTTTGCACCTTTATTTATTTCTCGCTGGAGGGCAGTTATTGTATCATTGGGGAACGGAGACATGGGGTCTGTTTCCTTGAAAACTGCCCTTCTTTCATCTTCTTTCTTATTTTCGGTCAATCCCATTATATCAAATAGGCTTCTCATGTGTTTAACCCTTCTTTTTTAATTCCCAAAGCCATCCACCCTTGACGCGTTTGCCACGCTTCAATATAGTATAGTTGCCACCCTTAGCTAATTCTTCAGACATGTTCTTATACATTTCACGCTCTATTTGTGTGGTGGCGAAAAAACGGGTAGTGAGCCTCTTGTTCGACTTATAAGTGTCTAATGCATTCATACCAACAGCTACAGCCATACCAGTCATATACGGGTGCTTCATAAGAAAGTCTTTAAACCCCTTGGCTGCACCCACACTCTTAGTAGCAAATGAAATTTGATTCAATGACTCATCCAATAAAAAGAAGTATTCATTGTCTAATGGGTCTTTATATTCAGCTAAAATAACCAGATCACTGGAGTCATTGTACTTTTTAAGTGTCATGTTATACTATAATCCTTTTGGCATTCAGATATATTTATCAATCGGTTACGATCTTAGTTCATAACTGATAATATCTTGATTATTCAGGATTATTTTTCAACCAATCTGCAGCAGTTGTGCCTTCACTATCACTAGTGGCATGGCGATAATATAGGATTAGTTCTTTTTGTTGTAGGATATATCTTTGCATTTCTTGGAGGTTTCCAGCCATTTTTTCATAACCATCGGGGGTTAATGCAAATATGACTACTTGGCCATCAAGAATCTTTTCGATTTCCTTGAATTTCTCTTCAGCATTCTCTTCAGTAATGACAAACCAAGTAATACCAACCATATCTATCTGGGCTGGTAATGGTGGTTGGTATATCCGAAGAGGTACTGTTTCAATCTTTGTAACAACAATAGGTTCTGGTAAGATTTCTGAACCACCAAACCATGAACAACCACCTAACAGTGATAGTGCAATCAATAGGCTACATATCCGCATCTTGAATCTCCTTGCTGTGATCTTCCACTTGCTTAAATACGGCATCCGTGGCATTATTAATACGAGTCTCTATTAGCCCCGGTTTAGCACGTGCAAGTCTGGTAAGGTTATGATCCTTAAATATTCGCATGAACTTTTTCCTATCCTCTTCCAATTCTTGGGTTTTGATAGTTAGGTTAACAACAGCTAAGTGTTCTTCATCTCTCTGCGTCTCTAGTTCAAGAACTTTAGCTGCATTATTTTCAGCTGCCACCATAAGAGATGCGTTGTTCTCCTTGAGTGTATGATTGTTTGCCTCTAACTGGGCAACATCGGCCTTGAACTCAGCAACGGTGATTGTATGGTATGCATATGCTGATCCTAGGGCACCTATAGTAGCTACAAATAAAGCAATTTTGATATAACTAAACATCACGTTCTCCGTATTGAAGACTTAAGGCTACTAACATCAGATTTCAGTGTCCTAATCTGATCTTTAGCTGCCTTAAGTTCTAGCCTTAATATTGATAATTTCTTAGCCGTTAAGTTTATTGCATTTTTATGTGCATTGAAATCTTTTTTATAAGCCTTATCCATATCAATAATGGTTTTTCTTAACTGTTCTAACTTTTCGCTAACATCTGTGTCCATGCTTTATTTAGTCTCCGATACACTTCAAGTGCGTTTTTTGCATCTTCTAATGCGTTATGCTCACCCCTATCCTTAAGCCCAACACGTTTGAATAGTGTGTCAGAATCAAACTCCTGTACCGTACCCATAGAAAGTGCAAACGTGTCTAGGTGTCTATGCCCAAACTTAATGTCTGATAACTCATATCGAGTGAACAAATCTTTCAGGAAAGGAATATCAAACGATACGACATTATGCCCAAGGCAATACAGTGGTGCTGTAATATCCAGATGCTTCATCAGGAACTCCATGATTTCAACAACTGCGTCTTCCTCATCCATACCATGTTCTTCAAGGTATTCCTTACTAAGGCCATGTATACTCTCAGCTTTTGCATTCCATTTGGATTTACCATTCCATTTGATCATGACGTATAGTTCATCCTTAACCTTAAAGGTTTCAGTGTCGGTAATAACAATGCCCCATGATACTGCTTGGTATCCATGTGCTACAGAATTCTGATTAAGGCATCTGTTTGCATTTAGGTTCATGCCACTAGTTTCACAGTCTATTGCAATTATGTCGTGTATCTTTATGCCCATTTATTTTCTTCCTTTATTTTAGCTATTCTAGCATTTAAGTGTTGAACTCTTGATTTCCTATCAGACACATTAACAACAAGTAACGAGTCATTATTCGAGAATGTTTCAGCATAATGTAATATCATTGAATTTGCAAGATGTGCAAAATGAATATTTACAGACCTAACACCGTCATCCTCCGGGACATATTCCCTGCCCTGCAGAAATAACACTGTATGGAAATACTTCTTTTGAGCTTCTGAGCACTTTTCTGCATACTCATCTAGCCAATTGGAATATTCATTGTGTGGGCCTATTGATGCAAGGGCATAAGTAAATATGTCTGCAAATGTTCTTTCAGATAAAAACACATGCTTAGCTTCTGATGCTTGTTCAAGTGCCCAGATTAGTGATTTCTCATGTCGTTTAATAATTTCATCTTGAAATTTAACTTTTAATGGGGCATACTTATTAACGTCGCCCAATGTATATCCCCAATCGATGAGTAGTTTTCTAGAGGTCTGTAGCCATAACTTACGCCCACCAGAGTTACTAGCATCACAATCACTTATAAGTGTTGATTTGCCTTGACCCTGTGCACCAGATACCCCTATAATCATTTAACTTCACTCTCAGGAGTAGCATCTTCAGTAACAACTTCCACTGTAGGTTCAATACCATTATCCTTAAAGAATGTTTCAAGTTGAATATTTCTAGCTAATTCATCCTGAAACTTTTCTTTAATCTTTTTAAACTTTTTGGTATACAGGTCAACCTTATAAGAAGTCTTTGCTGTTTTAATGTTGTCCTGAAGTTTCGCGGCTGTGTGCATATAACTACCAATTGTCTCATTTGATAGTTGATATAGTTTACGGAAGTTTGCTATATCTTCTTCTGGGAGATTATCTGGCTCAACATACTCTGGTTCATTCTGCTGTACCTGATCTTGCAAAATTCCAAGGGCAGATAGAACCTCAGATGTGAGGTCAGCACCATCTGGGTTTTCTCCAGAAACATGTTCTTTTCCAATATCTTCTAAATTTACTGTTTTTGTATCCATTAGATAATTTCTCCTTAAAGGAATATTATATCATAATGTTAAAGATAACACAAGTTAATCAGGTATTCCCACCAGTGTTAGAAATTGAACATTACCTACTGATGTTATAACGGCCTCCTGTGTGCCATCCTCAGAGAAGTTCTTAGTTGGGTCAATGTCAGTACCAGAAAGTATAGCTTTACGGATGTTGGCTTCATCGTCATACTTCTTTCCAACATTGTACATCCATACCTCAGTGAAGGTTTCGTCCGCTTGTTCTTTCTTGGATACTAAATAAGCACCCTTGACTGCCCTAACTATACCTTCATACGGGAGTTCTTCTGGACCTTCCATATCATCTTCCATATCATCTTCCATATCAGAATCAGGGTCGGCATCCATGCCGGTGTCAACATCCATGTCTTGCTCATCAGATTCCAAGTCCATGTTGAAGTCATCTCCCATATCATCTTCATCTGCAAGATTACGCATAAAGGCCCACCCAGCATCAGCATCAATATCATCAACATCTTCCTCATCGTTGAATTCATTTTTACGATATGATCTATCTTTTGTATTTAAATAGTAATCATCTTCGTCTTTACTAGTCTTATACTTCTCATCATAATCTAAACCCATCTCAGCGTCAAGCATTTTATCTAATGCATCAATGCGGTTTACCAAGTCATGATATCTTTCTTTGCCACGAAGCCGCACTTTCCCTGTAATATCATCATCTGCCATCATAACACTTTTCTTAGGGTTGGTGAATGGGTTGGGTTCAGCCGATACTTCAAATTCTGAATCAGTTAGTTCAAATCGCTTATTTTTCATAAACTCAAAAAGTCTTGTCTTTTTCATAAAATATATTCCAATCGTCTATGGTACTATTTATGTCTGGAGCATTTATAAATACATATAATCATATAAAAGGTTTTTTATAAATGACTAATAACAGTAGAATTGTTCCAGTATACATCGACTTGGTGACAGGAAAGCATGCAATCAACGCGAGTGAGTTGGTTGGTGCTGGTTTTTGGTCATATAGATTCAAGATAGAATACCCAAGAGCCTCTTGGGTTATAATACATGGTAGGCAATCAAAATCATTAATACTCCGAATATATGATGAGAACGGTGAAGATATTACTAAAAAAGATTTTGTGTCAATTACACTTACCGATGAATCAACCATAACTGTAGATTTTGATGCACCAACTGTCGGTATTGCACATCTTATGGTATGGGATTATCTATCTTTACCCTCTGTAACGGTAACACCAGCAGTAACACCAGCAGTAACACCAGCAGTAACACCATCTATTACACCATCTATTACACCATCTATTACACCATCTATTACACCATCTATTACACCATCTATTACACCACCAATCAGTGCACCATTATTATTACATACATTAGATAACCCAAATGCATACGGTACTGGTTTTCAAGACGTTTTCGGAAACAGTGCATCTCTAAGTGGTAACTACGCAATAGTTGGGGCATATTCAGAAGATGATGCAGGTGGCACCAGTAGTGGTAAGGCATACATATTTAACGTTACAACCGGTGCACTATTACATACACTTGACAACCCAAATTCATTCGGCACTACTGCTTCTGATTACTTCGGGATATCTGTTGCGGTAAGTGAAAACTATGCAATAGTTGGTGCGTGGGGTGAAAATGATGCTAATGGTAATGATTCCGGTAAGGCATACATATTTAATGTTGCAACTGGGGCTTTATTATTTACATTAGATAACCCAAACCCATTCGGTACAAGTTTAGATGACCGTTTCGGATATTCTGTAGCAATAGATGGAAACTCCGCAATTGTTAGCGCATGGAAGGAAGATGATGCTGGTGGCACCAGTAGTGGTAAGGCATACATATTCAATGTCACAACTGGGGCATTATTAGTTACATTAGATAATCCAAATGCATATAGTACTAGTAATGATGACCGTTTCGGTCAGACTGTAGCCATAGGTGGTAATTATGCTATAGCTGGTGCACCTTTCGAAGATGATGCTGGTGGTAACGGTTCAGGTAAGGCATACATATTTAATGCCACGACTGGGGCATTATTATTTACATTAGATAATCCAAATGCATACAGTACTAGTGCTACTGACTACTTTGCATCCGTTGTTGCAATAAGTGGAGACTATGCAATAGTTGGTGCATACAACGAGGCTGATGCCGGTGGTCTTTCAGGTAAAGCATACATATTTAACGTTACAACTGGGGCATTATTATTTACATTAGATAACCCAAATGCATACAGTACTAGTACTGGTGACCGTTTCGCTCAGACTGTAGCCATAGGTGGTAATTATGCTATAGCTGGTGCATCTAACGAAGATGATGTTGATGGTTTTAGTTCAGGTAAGGCATACATATTTAATGTCACTACTGGGGCATTATTATTTACATTAGATAATCCAAATGCACATGGTACTAGTGGTGCTGACCAATTCGGATCGTCTGTGGCAATAGATGGAAACTATGCAATAGTTGGTGCACAGGGTGAAACTGAAGATGGTGTTACTGATGGGTCAGGTAAGGCATACATATACCAATTACCAGCACTATAGCCCATACTGGATTCCCAGCATAAACGGTTGTGTTTTAATATACATGTTAGTTATTGTGACTTCGGGATATAATGGCTATAGATATTAAGTGTATGAAATAATAAAGGATCTTAATCATGAGTAAGAAATTTCCATTGGTAGTAGAACCACATCCAGATGACTATGAAGGATATCAGTTCATAACGCTTATACGTTATAACGACAAAAGTTTTCTTAATATAGTTGATAACGTATCAAAGAAATACATATACGGGTATGTTATTGATCTATGTGGTCCTGAACGGTTTGATGAAGAAACCTTGATTGAGATTGCAGATGAGTGGTATCATACCAATGGTGATAGGTATCCTATTTCCATTGAATTCTCTAGGAGAGGTCTTAGTGAGTCTACTGAAAATATACTACGAGCTTTCCCCCTAGATTACGTAACTAGGGTTATTGGACCATTACCACATTTTAATATGGATGGCCCATCTAAGATTAGAAAGAGAAAGAAGAAGGAAGTTTCTCAGGGTATAGAAATAGTAAGGAAACGACTTAAGTAAAACGCTTAAATGATTCGAACTTTTTCCATTCACCGATATCTGACTTATACCGGTCTACAAGTTCCTTACCCCTATCGGTTAGCTCACCAGCTTCATCTGTGAGGTTCTCATAAGTTAATACTTGAGTACCCGCAGATGTAAGCTCAGCTGTTTTGGTTTCATCATCAACATTTATCAAACCTACTGCTTCTAATTGCTTACGTGCAGTGACTGAGTTTCGTGCACCAGTAACCACACCATATGACATTTCGGGGGTAGGTGATATTGACATAGACGCAATGATAGCCTTCTCGGTATTGCTCAAGTTAAATTGTTTTTCCGCTAGTATTTCAGTTAATTTTCTCATAGTCTTCCTTGCTCAACTAAATGTAATTGTAATACAATCAAGATTGCATATGGTATAGCGTGTGCTTTGCGCATATCTTCCGGTGCACGCTTAGTGTACAACTCAGTTCGGTATTTCTCTGGGTTCTCAATGTATTTATCAAGCAGTGGTCTTTTGTTTGGTCGGATTAATGCAAACACATCAGCTAATGCTAGAATACTTTTTGGTTTTACCTTATTGATTACACTGTAGTGCTTACCAAGATGGAATAGCTTTTCAACAACTTTCGCATCTTTTAATAAATTCCAATTAGGTTCTATCTTCTGCAGCCTAACCATTTCTTCTTTTGAGTCAAATGATTTGAGTATATTAACGGTGAGTAGGTCTATTTTATAATACCCGAAGTCTTCAGACTCTTTGTATGGTATTGCTGATAGCCCAGTTACTTTATCTACAGGTATATCTTGGAAGTAATATCCTACGGGGTGCTTCTTCAACACACCATCATTTACCATCGATGCTGGTATAGCATTTCTAAACAACTCACGTGGGTCTACGCCCGGTATCAGGTCTATATCAATATCCATCGAATTTAACTAGAGCCTCTTTTATATCAGACATTGTAGCAGATTTATTTACGTCTTTCAAGCATTCGATATAGCCACGTTCAATGGTTGCAAAACTATTGATAGTATTTGTTTGCTTTTTGAGTATACTAACTGCTACTTCTTCCGTGGACTTGCCCAAACTTTCAGAAAGAACGTCAAGCAACGGGAACGCAGTACCGTTGTCTGATAAGTAGTCAATAGCCTGACTAAGACGTTCTGAGTATAGGAATGATAATTCCAATGGGGGTGATGCCTTAAGTATTTTACTTCTATATTCAACCTCAAGTTTAGTCTTGCCGTAAATTTTACCTTCAGGTAAGTCCCGGATGTCGTCTATTGTTTTCTCTTTAGGTTGTGGTATAATTGGGCCGTCAGATGCTACCTGCACAGTGTTATCAGCGTATACATTTTTGGGTAAACTGTCCTGCAACTCTTTAATAACAACAACTGCCACCAACGGTTGATCGTAGATATGCTTATTGACTTTACGCATAGCACCACGCCAGACCTTCCATTCAATAACACAGCTTTTACTAAGCCCACTATCTGGTAATTGTGTCCAATCAGATTTGGATAGCAATCCAACCCGTTTTGTGTCTATATCTATCCAGTTTTCTATATCTCTCATTTGTTAACCTTCAGTGTAAATAACATATATATATTTATATAATAATGGATAATCATAACCTATGGCCATACTAAAATCAATCAACGACAACATATCTATGATAATAGGTGTTATAACAATCGTTAGTTCAATATCTGGTGCAATTTTTTGGGCTAACAATAATCTTGCTAGTAAAAATGATATACTCAGTGCTAACGTGTTGAGTGAATTCAGAAGCATAGAACTCCACTTGTCACTCAATGACTATAGGCTGAGTGAGATAGAGTCTGATGTAGCTGCAACAACTGCAACATCTGTCCAAACTGGTGTGCCAGTTGAACCCATGTCATTAAATTCACAACGAATATACGACCAAATAAAGCAAAATTCCGAAGCCTTATCGGTACGCCGGTCAGCAATCATATCATCGGGAATCCTTTCAAAGGGACTTCCTTCAACTGGAGAACTCGAATAATGTATAAAATATCACTACTCATACTTATAACCCTACTATGCTTTTCACCACTGTCAAATAGTTATAGTTGTTGTCAACAAGTCCCCGTGTTCGACAAATATGGTATGCAGATGCCATATATGCGTATTATTAACCACACACCCCAATGGGTTAATTGTTGGGCTGGTTATTCACAGTTCCAAATACCACCCCATTCAACAAGTAGAATCTACCCAATCAGTAACTGGGGTTGCGGTTAAATACCCAACGCATTTACATAGGTCTGCATTTTCTTTGCCGTCTTTACTGATTTTTTGAATATCACCTCCCATGAAGTTATGTCCATGTTAGTCTTTAACATGATTCTCTGTTCTCGGGTCATATCATTTTGAATAAAACTTATAAACTTATTTGAAAATAGCAACACCCAAGGTGAAAGTTTTTTCGCTTGAACTAATTGCAGTAGCGTGTTAGCCTCCATGTATGTGAATATGTCATCGGTCTCACATTCGTATATTCTAGCGAGTTCAAATACGGTATCAACAGTTATCGCAGCTTGATCCTCTGGGGAAAAGATATTATCAAATTCAGTTATGTAATGTTCGTATACAATTTTCTTTGTCCAGTCAACAGGATTAATACCTAAGCTAGTCATGTACTCAATGTATCTATCCCTTGCAGGTAATGCCATTTTATTTGAGAATTCAATGAACCTAAAAAATGCTTTGAATTTTCTTGAGTCTATAAAATGGTCTACTGTTGGCTTACGATATCCTTTATGCGTTGCCCAAGAGCAATAACATGAATATGCAATACTGCCCCTATTTGTCCCAAGGAGTTTAAACCGTTTCATTTGTTCACATTCATGTTTGTTATAATAACGTTCACTTATGAACTTTTTTAAACAGTGCTTGCATTCAAAATATGTACCACTACTACTCATTTCATCTCTTTTTTGATTTTCTTCAGTGTATCGTCCTGTTCACCAAGTTCCATGGCAATTTCAGCAACATCATCATAGTTAAGAATACCAATATACCCAAGAGCTTCTGTCGTACTGCATCTATAATATCTACTTAGCACATCGGTTGCCGTTGCATATTTCTTGCTTTTGGTTTTCTTACCTACCCAATTGTACTTCTTTCTTTTGCCATCACTAGCAACGCATGCTAACTTATATAACAAACCACTATGTTCAGGTGGAATCTTAAATACTAATGAATTCATAAACACATTTAGTTGTATCAGCTGGGTTTGAGACTTAGTACCTGACATCCACAACATAAGTACGTAGGGTGCTAACGACTTCTTCTCATCATCAGTTAGCCCATTAAAGTAGTCGATGTCAAAATCGTCTACCTTTTCCAATACCTTGAAGATATCAAGCTTATTTGCCATTGTTAATTACAATTTTGTTTTTGCAAAATTTGCACAGTATAAAGTTTCCCTTATGCACAAGATAGTCAGCAGGGTGAACACATTCTTTTACCATTGCCTTCCGCACGACTTCAATATCATCCATAATTGATTGCTTCTCGTAGATTATCTCCAAGATTTGTTCTTCGTATGGCAGAATTTTTGCTAACAACTCATCCATTTTTGTTCGCTTACGTCTCCATGCCAGACGTTGATTTTTGTCAGAAAACTTAGATACGTTATCTAAGTCTAGTCTTGCTTGGTCTTCATCTAATTGTAATTCTCTTGTCATTATTTAATAACTCCTGATAGTCTTATCATACATGCGCTGAAATTTATTTCAGGGTCAGCAACCTGATAATGAAACCTGATATGATCTGCAAGTATAATGATACCACACTTCCAATTGTCTGTGTTATCAAAGCCTTCAATTTGATCTAAGTTATCGTATAGAAATCTATAAATCTCATCCCATTCATGCTCCTCAATGTTCTGTACAATACCGGCCCTAACCTCTAACCATTTACCTGCACTTAGCTGGTCAACAATGTCCAAAAGGAGTTGGCTTTTCTCATCACTGCCATTTGCTGGCTCTAATACCCCATCAATAACGTTAGTCTCTAGGTTTTGCAGTATCTTACGCATGTCTGGGTAGCTTTCATTAACATAGCCCATAAGCAGTTCAACACTGGACACCGTAACACCCTCGTTCTTCAGGATTTTATATACATGTGTTGCCATTGACTTCTTATCAAATTCATTAAAGGAGAATTCTGTACACCGTGATTTGAGTTCAGGTATTATCTTGTGTGGTCTATTACATGTTAATATAAACCTGACAGTATCTGAGTATCGCTCCAGCATACCACATAATGCTTTCTGTGCTTCTGTACTTAAAAACTCAGCTTCGTCTAATAGGACTACCTTAAATTCACCAAGAGGCATTGATTCACTAAAAGGTTTAATAACATTACGAACCACATTAATAGAGTTATCATCCGCTGAGTTTAGAAATTTAAAATCACCGTCGAGTATGCCGAGTTCATTCTTAAGGATAAGGGCCATGGTAGTCTTGCCCGAACCCTTATGTCCTTTCAACAGCAAATGGGGGAAGGATTTATCTTTTACGAATTTGGTAAATTGAACCCTGTTGTGTTCATTTTGAAAAACATAATCTTCAAGTTTGGTGGGCATGTATGATCGTACCCATAGTTTTTTTAACATATATCAATTCCCTTATAAGGGGACGATTATACAAGATTATGGTTGGGTTATCAAGCTTTTTGTTTTCTCATGTTATCTAATATTTCAGAACGATTGTTCTTTGGGGTGGAATTCTTCATTTCTTTAACTTCATTTGCCAAGTCACTAAGGGCTGTAGCTATGCTTTTAACTTCATCATCATTTAAACTAGATGTGGGTTGGTCAACAACTACAGGTTCAACAGTATCATTTTTCTTAGCTGTGTCTGAAGCAGCCTTAGCATACCCTACGTTAGACGCAAACGTCAAGGCTATTGCCATCGGGTCAAAGATGAATATGACTGCCAGTATAAAATACAACATTGCATTATCTGCATCTAGCCAATCTACTGAGTTAGCTAATAACAATATTGCACCAAATTCGGTCTCTTTGCTAAGCTTATCTAGTGTTAAATCTAGGTTTTGTTGTTCTAGCACGTCCAGTTCATTCAATACTGATGTACGTTCGGGTTTAAACGTTGATATAAGCTCCATACGCTTCGACACGTATGCCTCTGGTACGTTTGCTATCTGTTGATCCATACCGCCTAGGCGTTGCTCTAAGGCTGCTTTCCTGCTACTTAAAAGCTCAAGCTTAGCACTGTTCTGGGTTATTGCCAACGAATCCCGTTGGTATGCACTTGATAGGTATCCATAAACACCCATAGAAGTAACTGCCATAGCAACAATAATTAGGAATAGTAGGAATAGTTTTGATATCCACCCCAGAACATCCTTGAACTGATATAGTGCAGATACGGCAACAATCTTACCGAGTTCAATTGAAGCTGCCATTAAGGTTATCTTTAATGACGGTTCAAATAATTCTCGAAATCCAAGTATAGTAAATAAGGCTGCACCAGCTGCGAGTGCCAATGCTGCCAACATTACTATTGTGGGGAAAATATAAGATCTCATGGGTATATTTATTTAACTAGGAAGACTATTGTCATCGACCCATTTAGCAATTATTTCGGGTTCAGAAGTTATCCAGTAATCGGTGTCTGTCATCCTAAAACCATTAGTCCACATTAGGGCGTTTATGAGAATAACTTCACCCTCTACAACGTCCTTAACATTCGGTCCAGTTGATACTACCGTGCCCCATCTACAATGTTCCACTTGCTTGCTACTATCTTCAACAAGTAGAATGCCCCCGTTGGATTTCTCATTAAACTTGCCCCTAGTTGTGTCTTCTACAAATTGGAACAAAATCTGGTTATGTACTGGGTCAATTTCTTTACGCATATTAGCTTCCATTATTTGTCTGAGTTCTCCTCAGGTTGGGTACGCTTTACAATTTTCTTCTTAGGTGAAGCTTGTAGTATCTCAGTATCGTCTGGCTTTTCAGTAGATACCGTGGTATCAACAACATCCTCTACCGTGATATCCGTTGGTGCTTCTAGTTTAGCTTCACTTTCCAGTTTAGCCAATGCTTCTTGCTTATTCTTCTTGCTTTGCTGTATTTTATCACGTGCGTCAGTTTCATTACTTCGCTGTTCAGTAACCAAATCTGCCACATTTCTTCGTGGATTACGACGACGACGGATGTCGATATACTTTTCTCGCATTTCAACACCGTCTGGCTTATCACGATTTTCGATATTCTGCTTAACTCTCATTAGATCAAAGTCTACAGTTTCACCAAGTGCACTACTAACTTTTCTTTTCTTTGCCATTTTTAAACCCCATCATTATGTTACTATTTATAATATACCTTCAGCGAAAAAACTCACCAATGTCTAATTCATACTCAACACTATCTACTTGATGCAACCCTATAAGGTATAGGGCATACGATGCACATGAACTTCCACGCCCAGTACCCCATATAATTTTTTGTTCTTCTAGTGTATTTACTATAAAAATTAATGAGCGCAACATATCTAGTAAATTTCTTTTTTCCCAAATACGCAACTCCATCTTAACACGGTAAAATCTAACCCTAAGCTCATCATCACTAAACTCACAACTCTTTACTTCAGCCTTAAGTTTATTGAGCAAATAGGCATAAACATCCAACTCTTTATACCTTTTAGGAATATTCCAATCTAATGAGGTATCCTTCATTTCTTTTTTATAATTAACCTTCTCTTCACTAAAGCTTTTGTTATAAAATTCAACCTCTGGTGAATTGCAGTCTTTTTTTGATATGAAAACATCAGAACCCAAACCACCGTTAAGTAGATGGTCGTATAAGAATGGTAACTCTACAATCGAATCACCGTCCCCACACATTAGCCTACCATTCAGTTGGGTACTGAATTGCGTTATATCACGCAAATGGTGTGTCATAGTCACCTTTTGATGAATCTACATTAGGTGTCTTAACTTTTATACCAGATACTGTGATACCATTATCATCTACACCACCAATCCCGGTTTTCTCAGCCTTAATTTTTCGCATATCAGTCCTAGGTGCTTTTGATCTTAAATCTTCAAATCCACCATCCGCTACTGAAGAATTATGGGCATAACCATCACCATCCACATCACCACTACCAAACGTTGATGGTAGAAACTGTCTTTGTGGAGTTTGTTGTGGTACATTCACAACATGTGGTACATTGTTCACAACAACAGTCTCTTCTGGTTTAATTGTCATAATCATTTCAACAATTCTAGTCCATTGTTCCTTATTGGGGTGCCAATCATCTGAATTAAATGCGGTTGCACCTTCAATGAAGGATTGTAATTCACTTATCGATACTTGTTTAGCTACTGTACTTTTTTTCTTTTTTGCGGCCATTATTATAACTCCTTGTTATTCTAGCAGATCACCAACTAGAGAATTCTTCAAATACTTATTATAGTTGTCTGTTGGTGCTAGGCATACCCATGCATCTGGGCCAACGTGATGACATAACATTGTATGTTTATTTAGTGAAGGATTTCTAACGTGAGCTTCACGGTGATAATCAACAACAGTTATTGGACCGGGTACAACTTTGCCTTTATTGTGCAAGTATACCACAGCTGTGAACTTTGATCTAGCTAAATCTGATACTTCTACAATATCCAACTGGGCAGTCTCTTCCGAATAAACTAGTATGTTCCAGTTAGTGGGTGCCTCTATTAAGTAGTCACCAATTAAAAACTCTAAAGTTGGTGTTGTTTGTTCTTCAAACATTTCCAGCTTCTGAAGCATGAAGTCCATTTCGTTATCAAGTTGTAGTTGTAACACCCAAAAATAATCTGTTAGTGTTGCCGTATCTATACCATCAATAAGTATTGGGTATGAATTTTCATCTGATATTACCATGTTATTATCCTGTTATGGTTATGCCACTAATGGCAGATAGTCTATCTTGTTCTTTTTGAACGGGTAATTCTTCAATTTATAATGCTTCTTCCTTGCAGCTGCATGCCTCTTGGAAAATTTAAAGTCACTGTATATGTCATACACATTTACCTTATCTTTATCGTGTGCCTTCCGTAACCCACGACCAATGCTCTGGATAATTTGAACATAGCTCTTTCCCGGATCAACTAAAAACAAATTAAAAATACGTCTTATATTCAATCCAGTTGATGCTAATTGGAATGTCGTTATTGCAACAATGTCATCCTTATCATCAAATGAACTATACAATATTTTACGAACAGCCTTTACATCTTTACCATAAATGAACACCGCGTTTGGTATCATTTTAGCTAAGGTTCTACCAAACTCAACATTAGGCACCAGTATCAGCGTATTCTTTTTTGGCTTATTAATTAGCCTAGCAAGAAACTCAAGTCTATTTGGATTCTTTTGTAAATATTTCTTTTCCGATTGGAAATCAGCAAAGAAGTTTGCTTTGTATTCTTTGTAAGTAATGTCAGCAGATTCCTGTGGATACTCTTCACAGAATTCATGATAATCTTTACGCACATCTTCGACCAACTCATAGGTGTATAAGTTCAATTCTGCAAGCCATCCTCTAGCTATAAGCTCAGATGCCTCGACCTTTTCAACTACATGCCCAAGTGTTACAGTAACTGCCATCATGTCTATATCGGCTTCTGGAAGGGTTCCCGTAAGACCTAACCTCACTAAGCACCCAGCACCATGTTCATTTAGAATCTCCTGTAGTGTGGCCCCAGCTACGCCATGGCACTCATCTACAATCACTGCCTTAAACTGTCCAATGATACCTTTGTTATTCTGTAGAGCTTGCCATGTGCTCACAACGTGTGTATGGTTAATATCTTTCATAGTTCCACTGTATTCACCAACATCAACACCATATTTTACAAGCTCATCCTTGGTCTGATCAATAAGGTCAGATGATGGCACTATTATAATACATTTAAACTTAAGATTCTCTTCATACAAATGGCATAGAACCGCTGTCATAAGAGTTTTTCCTGCCCCAGTCCCACCTTCAAATATACCACCACCCTCTTCAGTTAGTGCGTTTACTCCACGTACCTGATGTGGGCCAAGGACAACATCATATCCCTTATCCTTAAGGTAGTTCTCGTCTATTTCATCAATAGTTAAATCAACATTAACTCGATTGTCAATTATATCAATGGTATAATCATTGTTACTGAGGTACTTGACTATCTCTGGAAGAAGCTTTACATAGGACTTACCATTTGCATGGAAGAACTTTATCTTACCATCCCACCTACCAAGCTTATAACTGGCATTATGCCTAAAGCCCTTAGTGTATACTGCAAACATATCCGCAAGGTTACTTATGTCCCTATCAAGTAGATTGGATACTACAATGTTAACTTCATCTATTATTTTTATTTTTGCTTTCATAGTATAATGTTTTGTATTTCAGCTACCCTAGCCTTAGTTATGTTGTTGAGGGCATACCCTCTCTGGTTATAGGCTTCAATTATAGTTAAGTGTAGGTCATAGACCTCACGAACTTTAATTACATTTATAGTTATATCTTGGATGTACTCTTTACCGTCTATCAATTGACTAATAGCCCTGTCATTCAAATCAGATGCTCTTGATTTGGTTTCACGAATCTTTGCAGCTTCTTTAGCCCTTTCATATCGCAGCAAGCTTTCCATGTAGTCCAGTATCTTTTTCAAGTAATTGGTACATGTTCTATAAAATAGATAATCATTTGGTTGTGAGACTAAAGCTTCAATAAGGTCAGCACCCTTAAGATTAACTAAATCCTTTGAAACCTTATGTAATAATTTATATTCATCTAGTATATCATCTAAGTTATCTAGACTTTCATTAAGGTCATTGAATGTCTTTAGTTTTATCTTACGGATGTCTTCCCTAAGTTTTTTAACATCAATAACTTTCATTGTTTTGATATTTCAGTATGTAGGGCTAATGATGTTAATTGCTCATCCGTAAGTTCATCCATGTCAAAGCCCACTAGAATTGGTGTATCTTTGGTAAAAATAGGTACAATTTTTGCAGATAATGGTACATCCTCAGAAGCGTCATATTTATTTACAATTCTATTAACATCATCCATAGTTGATTCGGCATCAGTAAGTATATCAAAGTAGGCATCCACATCATTACCCAATATTGCCCGGAATGTACCTATACGCTGAGCGTGCTTTGATATATCACTTGCAGTTGAACCATCATCCAATGCTACTATAGGGATAATAAAGTTCACGGGCATTTGTGTTTCCTTATCATTCTCGTCTACTATAACATAATCATCTGGTAACTCAGCTATTCCGCTAACGGATACAAAGTTACTACTGGGGGAGAATCTAGTGATTCTCTCCCAGTTAACTCGCCCATCAACTTTATAAGTGAACTTAAAAACATCGTCTAGGATATTTTTATAGTTACTAAGGATTTGTAATTCAAACTCATCCTTGGCGTCCAGCATTTTCTTAACAGACATTTACTCATCACCCGGTGGAACATTGCGTGCTGCGCGTGCTTTACGTGTTGGTTCACCTTTTTCAGATTCACTTACGTAGTCATCAAGTGCTGCATTTACTTCCATGTCCTTATTATTGACAGATTTAATCTGCTCTAATAACACGTTCATGAAGTCGATATCCCCTTCGGCTTTACCCTGCTGGAACTTTGGACCTTCAAATGCTACTGGTGTATACCACCCACCATTTTTACTGATGATACCAAACTCAGTTGCAATCTCAATTAACCCTGAGAATGGCTCAACACCATGATCAAAAGGAATTTCAATCTTAACAACTTGCTTTTCACGACCAATACGGTTTTTGTATGATACGCTCTTAAGGGTAAATCCCCTATGAGATTTTTTACCATTCTCTTCTTTTTTGAATTGCAGTTTTTCAAACATAATGATTTGGCTGAATGCAAACTTCAAAGATTCCGTAATTTTCCATGGGTTCTCAAGTGCCTTAATTGGGTCTTGCTCAACGTATGGCTGTTTAGTGCATATGATGCTTACAGGTAGATTGTTGAGTGAGTGTACCCAAGTCTTAAGTGTGGCCTTCAGTTGCTTGGCCTGTTGTCCTTGGTCACCACCGATATCTCCCTTAGAATCCAATCGCTTCTGTTCAGTATCAGTTAATAACATATCAAGCGAATCGACTACGATAAGACCACGTGTGGTTTCACCTGTTTCTCGATACATTTTAAGTATGTTATTAACTTGTGCAGTTGCTTGTGGAATTCCATCAACACCAATATACTGATAGTTGGGGCTGTCAACATCAACACCACAGTTTGTCATAAACGCAGAGTCCAGAGAGGTTTCCGAATCTATAACAAAACCATATCCACCATCCTTGATGATTTGGGCAATGGTGCTGGCAGCTACCAAACTCTTACCAGAGCTAGAATGTCCTGAGAAGCATGCCAGTCTTCCCTGTGGAATTCCACCTTCAAAGTCGCCAGTCATAAGCTTATTCAAGGCATAGTTGCCAGTGTTTAAGAAATATGTTGGGGGTAGTAGTTCTAAATTAAGGCCATCTTGCTTGGCCAAGTTCTTTTTATATTTTTCCATAAATGATGACATTAGTATTATTCTCCTTATAAGATTTATGATATAGAATGAGTGTGGCTTTTACACCACACCCATATGGTTTCCGACTAGATTTTACCCTTTCAGTTGAGAAAGGATATCATCATCGTCATCATCATCGTCATCGTCACGAAGAGAATCTAAAATGCTGTCATCGGAATCATCAGCATCTTCTTTATCAAAAGGGATGTCATCAAAATCCTCTTCATCTTTCTCGTCTTCGACCACTTTAGATTTAGCAGCCTTCACGGGTGCTTCCTCTTCTACAACTTTCTTCTTATCCCGGCGCTTACGGTTGATTTGTGCCATCAATTCGTCTTCGCTGGTTGAGTTATCGTCATCGTCATCGCCAGATGATTGGCCAGCACCACCAGACTTAAACTTAAAGTGTCTAGCTAGTGCAGCAGCTGCCTCATCATATGATGGGATTTCTGGGATAAGAGCCGACAATGGTTGATCAGTAACAGCATTCTTATATTGAGAAACGTCACTTGGTCGTCTAGCAAAGCTGCTACCAACGTCATACTTCCCATATTCCTTATCGCCTTTACCCTTAACCATTTTCTTTTGGATAATAAAGTCTATGCCTTCTTCCAAATCCCAAAACATATCGTCATCATCTAGCTTTCCCATCTCGCTTTTAAGTGCATTGCTCAACTGGTAGCTGAATTTGAATACTAGCTCTTTACCCGTTTGAGTTTCTTCACCTTCTGCATACTCAAGGCCATCTTCTACAACAACACCACGAAGAAGAGCAAATAATTCGCGGTAAAAGTACTTACCAGCATCCTCATCTTTTGCCTTATACAGCTTGCTTGAATGTTCACATAGTGGACAGTTGTGGTTTTTACCCAAGTTTTTAATACATGGTACTCTAATCCAATCACTTTCAGCGTTTGCACGATCAGTGTCAACTTCAAGTTTGTGTTCCATGTATTCAATGTACGCAATGAACGGGTTCTCTTCATCAGGATCTTCTGTGATCCGAATTCTGGTTTCGCCATCCTTTGGTAGTTTCCAGTGTGGATAGAATTGCCCACCTGTGTTGTTGCCATTATTTGCAGATTTACTAATGTGCTCACGTAGATCTTTTAATGAACGTCTTGCCATCTTACTTCTCCTTATAGGTTTCTTAGTTTACTTTATATTACTTTATATTACTTTATATTACTTTATATATCTTGAAGGATATCGGTAATGGGGTCATTATACGATGCTCCTTATAATTATCAACACTTTAAATGATTACTTTAAGAATCTTTCTCTTTTTAGCTCATCCGTCAGTGCGATAAGATGTTTGCACATCCCCGACACTTGATTGGGGTTGGCTGGTTCGCTATCTGTTTTCTTAACATAGGGTGGTGGTACGCTTCCCAGCAGACTACCCTCTTTGCTATTCCATACAGCAAAACGATAATAAAAGTCAAGACAGTTACATCCAACCTTAACATCGTTATCTCGATAACCCATAGCACCAACTACATAGTCAGTACCATCAGCAGAAGTAAATGTAGATGTGTCTACACCTTCCTCTTCTACGTACTCAATGTTAGAAAACAACATACGAGTTACGTATTCTTTAGCACTGGAGCGAGTCTTAGCGGTCACCCCTACTATAGAATTTCTTGGCATTGCATTGAAAATCTTTTGAGTTACTTGTACTCTACCGGCAGTTGTCTGTCGTGGAGTATCAAAATTGCTAACAGTGTTGTTATGCAAATCACTTAAAGTTGCTTCAATCAATGTACTATCTTGTATTATTATATCACACATTACTGTATTTATCAAACTTAAAACATTCCACCGGGTATTGGTGCATTATTGTCTTCGGTATACCATTCATCACCCGCTGCCTGCTCTGAAAACCTATATAATTTGTCATATGCTCTGGGGTCATACAGTGCAATCTCATCCAGCATACGCATTACAACGTACACTGCTGATATACAGTCATCAGTTGCTCCCGTTTGGGCCTCAAACCCTTCCCCCTTGCGGATATACGCCTTCATTTCATTATACAGGATTTGTGAGTATATAGTCATCTCCCTACGCTCAAACATATTCTTAAATCTTATAGCACAATCTTTTTTAGACGTATTGGTGGTAGTGTAACCCATCTTATTCTTACCAGCTTCACTCATAAAGTGTGCGTACATTGGTGGTGCCTCATCCTGCATGTATAATGCTATCAGTGCCCTACCTACACCATTTGACTCTACACTGAAGTAAACATCATTAGAATACTTTTCCAAGAACCCTATCACTTTCTTTAGATGTGAGTATAATACAACCTCACTTACGGTATTTGACCTGAATTCCATAACCTGTTGCATAGATGGAAATTCAAATACCTCAATTGTTGAGAAATCATTTCCGTTGCCGGTAGATGGGTCAACACCAACTAAGTATATCATATCTTGTGACAATGGTTTAAAGAAATCTTGCTCACCGTTCATTGAAAATGCTGGTTTCATATTTTCAAATCGCTTCTGTTCTATCTGAATTATCCTAGTATCGAACAGTGAGTTGTCAGATGATATGAATTCACATTCAAATTCCTGAAGCCACTTCCTTTCCCCAAGTTTAGATATCATATCCTCTTTAAATTCTTCATCTCGTCCCGGCGGTTGATCCCAGTATATCCTAGATGCTTTAAAGCCATTAGTCTCTGCCTCACCACCACGCCATATTGTAGCATACAAGTTTGTATCACCGTTTGGTGTTGATGTAACAATACAAGAACCACCAGTAGACAGTGTTGGGAATACTGAATCCCAGAATTCATTTTGAATATAAGGCTTAACAAACGCAAGCTCATCACAGTATAATAGGGAAATAGCTAGACCACGACCAGAAGTAGGTGTGGTTGTTCTAGCTACTATTCTTGAATTGTTATCAAATGCAGCATTGTGCTTATTCCAGTCATCATCTTGTATTCCGGGCTTAAGCCATAGTGGAAGCTCTTCATACATACCCTGTATCTTTTTAATGATTTCCTTTGCAGCATCCGCATCCTTAGATACTACAAGTACGGTTTTATCTGAGTTAAATATAGTGTACCATAGAATGTAAGCACATGAAGTTTCAGTCTTTCCCGTTTGGCGTGCTGATAACACAACATTAAATCGATTGTTATGGTAAGAATCTATTAAATCTTCTTGGTAATCATATAAATTAAACTTTATACGACCTTGTACCGGGTGGCTTATGTATATGTACCTCCTAATGAAGTACTTAGGATCTCGCATACACTTCTTTAACTCTTCTATCTGCTCATAGGTAACCTCCATTGTCTGGTGGGCTTTTTTAAGATTGGGGTTACCTCTGCGCATACTACATATCCTCGATACATAGTATTTATATGATGTATATTAGTGCGAACTACTCATCATAAATTCCACGCCAATCACCATCTATGACGTTTAATAATACTCGTGAGCCATTGGGATACACCACACAATGTGAATGCAACCAACTTGATGGGCCACTTGCATATTCCAAATTAATCTGTGCACTTAACCCAACCTGATAGCACCCCTCAGTGATGGATGGTGAGTGGCTATGTCCAATAATAGTCTTAGGTCCAATTTTGGAAAATGCTTGTGCACTACCACGACTACCATTTATACCCTTATCACCGTGAAACCCAATCTCAATGCCAGCGACTACAAAGCTTTCATCTCGCTTTAAAAATACAACGTTATCGTTCTTTTGTATTCCAAGTTGGTCTAGTGGATTGTTACACCAGAATTCAAACGCATCTATGTATGAGAAGCCTGTATCGGTCATAGCTACACTATCCAACTGGTGGAATTTCATATAATAATAAAACCTTGCGTTTTCTGGATCATATTTTGGGTCTGCATCAGCCAACCACCGATCAAATGCCTCATCGTGGTTTGCCCTAACAATAAGGTTCATGGTATCTGGTCGTGCATTCCTATCGATAAAGTCGGCAGACATCTGTAAACCTTCTTCTACATTATTTCTACCGTAATGGTGTTTTCCAAATGCAATTACATCATTACCATTATGGTGGTGGTTTCTTCTATAGAAATCTTCAATGTCATGGTATGCTATAGTTTCAGGGTTTAACACATCACAGATAGAACCCTCACCAAACATTGCCCTCTCTACAGACTTATCCACAAATTCGGCATGGATGTCTCCCGGTACAAACGCTGCTACACGCCCGTAGAGGCTTCTTCCCCTTGGGGTATAGTGATACTGGAGATCATAGAAAGAACCGTCGTCTTCGCCATGTACGTGGCGCAGGTGGAACTTATCACCATCCACTTCCACAACCAATGCACTTATGTTATGGTGGAACCTACCTTTATGGCCAGCTTTACTGTCCGTATAGTTTTCAACAGTACATGCACCAGTTGTAGTTAGAATTTTTGGCATTTGTTTGCTTGGGGTAGCAATAGTTTTTAACTGAACCTTAGGGTGACCTAAAATTGCAGAGTCAGAACCAGTGAATGCGTCGAACCCTGAAAGTGGGGTTACCGCTGTTGGTTGTGTTTTAATCTGACCCAACATTTGTAGAGATTTAGTGATCTTAACTTTAGTGTCTACAAGGTAAGGTTCCAATGATGAAAACCACCACTCACCGCCCTTATTAGTATCTGACCATAAAGACGTTGGGTTTTTATAACGATAGGGGATAACCATCAACTCGGCATCGCGCAATTCACAATACTTTAACAATGCAGCAAAGAATGGTTCGTGTATTGGTGTTGCATTTTGAGCAGCAGTTATAATGTATATTTTTTTATCTGATGATGAAGTTAAATCAATAGTTTCTGGGCCAGAATCCTTATAAAGGATATCCTTATAAAACTCTTCGAATTTTTCAACCTTAACTACGCCAATAGCAACAGTATCATCAAAATCTACACAGTTTTCAAGTAGTGGCAAGTCTAGGCCAGTTGCGGTATATATGCTTAGTCTTCGACGTATAACACTATCTGGTTTAATCCCAAGATACGCTGCGAATTCCTGCCTATTTAATTTTGCCTTTATTGCTGCTTTGTACTTGGCTATAAAAGCCGTGTTACTGTTGTCGTCACTATTGCTCATCTATATTCCCTTTAGTTAGTAAAATATTTCCCCACCTTCGACGGTGTAAAGTACATCTTATAACGATACCCTGTTATATTGTCCTTATATTTCTCTTTCTTAAAACGCAATTGAAATAGTTCGTTCTTATCACCATCGCATATTCGTATGGATGGGTTGATATGACTTGGACATTTCGCTTGCAATGTACCGCTATATAATGATTTAATTAGCTGTGACGGTACAAAGCTTTCATACCCAACCTTATCATTACTTAACAATAAACAGGATGCATCGCTCATGTCACCCGTACCATAACACTTATCAACCATACACGATAATAAGTTTTGTTTAAAATCAGTAAGTGCCGAGTCATATGCTCCACTCAAACCGCTATTAAGTTTCTTACAAAACTCATCATACATTTGCCTAGTTGCTGCTTCCATAGAAGCTACACTAGGTTTCCCGTTATTGTGCGCTGCTTGATAGTATACACCAGAATCATGCCCTAAGTCAATACCAAACATTGATTCTAGGAATGTTCGTTGGCATTCATAGCCATAATCCTTTGCCAGTTCTTTCTGACCAATACCACCTATCTTATTTGAGAAGTCATATACTGGTATTAATGTACTTGTAACATTAACATTAGCATTATCAATTAGTATACTACTAGATGCTCCTGATGTTGACAGATTATCTATGTCGATTACAATATGATTTATTATTCCATTGTTAGTTGTAGTTGCTACCAAGTTATTAAAGTTAGGGTCTTCATTTAAATATTTGATTATTGACCTAACCATGTGGTATTCTTGTTCTTCATTTGATAATATCTTTTCGTTTATAAACTTCCTTGCTTCTTCTGAAACTGGAGCACGCAAGGTTATTTGGTCGTAGGTTGATGATGCACTTTCCATACTATTAAAGTTTACACTTTTTTTACCCTTACCAAAATAGTCATGTGCTAAAGTAAAAAAGTGTATGGGCTTTAATTCATTGTTTTGGTTCTTTATTAAAAACATTGCTGTTATGCAATAAGCCAAAACAAAGTTTGCAACTTCATTACGAACACCTTGTGTTTCTGGTTTACGCCCCTCTGTTAGGAAACTACTCATCTGAACCACCAGCCATGCTTTTTCGCAACTGTTCTAATAGCGCACTTCTATCGTCCACCACTAAGGTGTTATTAGTTGTTACACTTGATGGTCCAGATTTTAATTTAGATTCCAATTTATCTTTATGTTCCTTTAGTCTTGCTTTATGTGATGCTGCGTTTAATGCTGCGTTCAGATGCTGTACAGACACTTCACCTACACGAGCCTTGTATCTGCCCTCAACCTTATGAAGCTCCTCTGCAAGCTCATCGTAGCCATCCATAGCACTATCATAAATTTCCTGAAACTGATCATCTATCTCTTTGTCCTTATCATCGTAATATTCTGATTTAACAGCTTCATTCTTACGTTCGAATACTTGGACTTCAGTTGAACCCCGTTCAATACCAAAGAACTCTTCCAATGGGTGATCAATTACTTTGGTAACCTTATTATCATTATTGCTCATTTAAATACCTTAACTGTGTTTGTATTGGTATTTATACTATAGCAATCCTTTATGTCACCCGTAGGTATGTTCATACCAAGAATGATATGAAAGTATCTCAGCTTTCTTACAGTCTACATATTTTTCATACTCTTCACCAAAATCCACAAGCCTAGGTAAGTTTAGAATTAGGCATTGAATATTTTCTATATCTCCGCATGATTCAAGATCATAATCATTATCTTTATATATTTTAAGTTGGCATGGGCACATTTCAACATTATCGGCCCTATTTACACAGTTAACTATTGTCGGCATTTTCTGACTCCTCAGTAGTGTTGGTTCTCGTTCTTTTATAAAAGTCTAGAGCACACTCGTACACCCTAGACCTCATTGCTGATAGTGCAATATTAATCTTATTTCTTTGGAATTCAATATTTGTGGCCTCTGATACAATTTCATCATATTGTGCAATTGCATCTTTCAGCACGGGGTCAGTCTCCATCTCAGGGAGATATAGGGTAACTTCTTTCCCACCCTCACCGTTAACAGTAACTGTTTTTACTTTATCCGATTCTATCATAACTTTCTCCATTATTGTAAACTTGTCATCAATTCCATTAAATTCTTAGACTTTTCTTCAGTAACCTTAGATTTAGGCAACGTTGGTGGCACAGAGTCAAATAGCTCTTCTGGTGCATTAGAAACCGTTCCAGCAGTGTCATCATCTTCTAGCCCCGGTAACCCCTTAAGGTCAATGTTTACGTCGGTTGGTTGCTTAGGCTTTGCTTCTCCATTAATATCATCAAGTATATTGGATATGGTTGCCTTGCGGCCAGCAGGCATAACACCCCTATTGACATTACCCTTTGGGTCACCAATTCTTAAGTTTAATGGGTTAAAGTCTAATAGTGAACAATGACCAACCCCACGGCTAGATCTAGTTTTTAGGAAATATATATTCATTATACCCTCAAGGCGCATAATGTCATCCATGAATATTGAAATATAATTATCGACTGTATTTACCTTAGATATACCACCTGCAATAATAGATTGGTTTGGTGTTCCTATGCTAATTGCATCTCTATTTTGCTGGGATGCGGATATTCCAATCATATCAAACTCAAAGAATATTTCGTTTAGTTCTTCTGCCTTTTGTTTATCCTGTTCAAATATACCAACACTGCTGATTCCACGGTTGGGTGCCATTAGGTCGATATAGTCCACAAGCATTACATCTGGCACACACCCGTACTCGGCCTCATAGTGTGCCAGATACGCCCTCATGTCAGATGCATTTGATTGTTGTGGTAACCGTTTAAGGATGTACGAACCACCACCTGTCCTCGGATCACTCTCTATTATCTTTGCTGCAATTTCAGGTATGTGATTCTTCCATATGGCAGCATCTATTCCAGAAATGATAGATGCGTTTCTTAAATATACCATCTCTTCAGCCAATTCTAATGTTATGTATAATACATTTAGACCTCTAGCTGAGTAGTTGCGGCCTATATTTGCCAACATAAGTGATTTACCACCACCTGAGTTGGCAGAGAATAGGGTAAATTGCTTACGAACTAGCCCACCACCAAGTGGCCCATCTATTCCTTCTATTCCGGTTGGGATTGGAGTAAATAGTTCTATGAGTGAGTTAAGAGTTTCCTCTGGATTTTCATATACATCAAGACCCGTATCTTTTTGTAGGGATATTTTTACAGCTGTTGACACCCTTTCTAAAACTATAGACATATTATCATCTTCAATATCTTGAAGAGATTCATAAAATGCATCTTTAACCGCTGTTTCTCTGCAGAACTTTTCTATCTCATCGCAGGTATATTCTATCCGATCACGTGTTATCTTCTTTGTTTCTTCCAATTCTATATCGAATTTTGCATCCAATTGGTCTATGCTGGGAGTTGCCTTATACTTACCGTAGTAGTCGTGGATATATTTTACAATTGGTTCGTAACCTGCATCGAAATATGCTGGTTGTAGAATGCCAGCGGTTCGGACATACACATCTAATGAAGATAGCATATCCTGAATCATTAATTTTTGTTGTTTATTATTAGCCATTAAAACTCCTGTTCATATATTTTAACAAACTTGGGGTAAGTTTGCAATAGTGGAGTTGTATTTAGCTCTGGGATTACATTGTGTCAGATTTATTGTCTTCTACTAATAATTTATATTCTTTTCTGGATTGTACACTGTCACCAAAGTAATATGATACCCACCCAAACAGTCTAACACCCAACCAGTATACCCAACATAGTATTGGATACCCCTTTGCCCTTATACACACTCTCAACTTCCTATCAGCTTCTGCCCTGTTTACAGTTCCCGTAGAATAATCAATATCATGTTCTACACAACAGTCATAGAATACCATATCAGGCGCAAAAGTGCAACCGTCACTCATGAGTTCATAAAATGCTCTAAACGTTTCTACTGTAGTTGGTTTACGTTTCATCATCCAAGTATGCATCCTTATCATCTGGTGGGGTGACCGTTGAAGTTTCTTCACGTAAAGTGCGTCTAACATTATTGCCAACATGTGATAACAATGCCCTTCGATCCTTTTCTAAAAATATCCAATTGTTTTTTGCTACTGAAAATCTATGTAGCCGTGCTGGTATTCCTGACCTTATACTAGTATACGTTAGGCGATGGTAGGCACCATCTTTCGGGTTAGGTGGAAATTCATCAGCCTGTGTATATGCCTCTCCGTTTGGGGGCATTGCATCGTACCCATACTGTGAACGTACCGCATCAATCCGTCTAGCAACGAGATCACTGCCAGTTCCAGAATTTTCCCTAGTCCATTCATAGAATTCAGCAGATACATCTGCAATGTCAGCATAATCTATACCATTCTGAGGAACTAAAGTATTACCATCAGCCTCAATTGTTTGTGCTATCTCAGAAAAATCTTGATATTGTTTGTCATTGCTGCCATCATTGATATCAACGAGACCCAATTCATCTTGGTCTTCTGTAAGCTTACCCATCACGTCTTGTGTCTCCTGCGATGCCATTACCGGCTTTGCTATCAAACGCTGCATAGTGGGAATCCAATTTGGTGTATAGCTGTTAGTGCTCCACGCAACATCAGTTATTTCAAGGTATCGTTTTATAGGTTTAAGACTAGCAGTAAATTGAGTCTCGGCTGGTAACTGTATAATGTCACCAATCACAAATGGTCTACCCAATACTGATATGGTAGATGAGAAGCTTATTTCCAAAACCCATTCATTTCCACTGTACATGCTACCAAATCCATGTTTACTTTGGAATGCCTGTACATCCACGGGAGTGTATGACCCCTTCATACGGATAGGATTCTCATCGTAATCTCTATCCCTATTTTCCAACAGTATTCTATCCTGAATGTTATTTACATCGGTAGCTTCATAGTCTAATAGTTGTATTGCTTGAACTTCCCATGCATCATTAGCCCCACCGTTAAATGCAACTGGGCGCAATCGCCAAAACCTAGAAGGTACTGACCGCTTAAAGTTTACCTTAGCTGCACCTTCACAGTCTGGCAAGTCAACCACTTGAACACCATACCACTTAACACCATCGTTTGATCGCTCAACCCTAGCTTTGGTAACACGGTTTTCTTTTCTACACCCTTGGTGTATTTTTATTGATGACACGTCAAACTTTACAAAGGTTTCAATGCTGTAACGTTTTCTATTATTATCCAACAGTATTTCACCAAAGTCATATCCAATATACGATGACATTACATCAGGTCCATACTGGGTTGATCGCCATTGTGTCTGAAATAAATCAAACGCGTTGCGTGCTGGAAAATTTGGGTTATCACCATTAGAGATGGCACTACCACTCCCAGTTAAATCCTGCAATGAGCCTTGTTCATGAACACCAAGCAGACGGTGTACGTTCACTACTGCCCCACCAATTTGAATGCTTTCATTAATGTATGAATCAATCAAACATGAGTCATCGGACTCAGTTAATTCCCATGCGGGATTTGGTACGTCATTAGTACAATCTAATGCCGGGTTAAAATTACTGCATATCTTCGCAACAGCATCATCTGTAGGTGGAGGGATGAAATTACCATCCCCATCAACTGGACAATTGCCGTTGCTTAATAGTGCCTCTAGTTGGCTAGTTATACTCATAGTTACCCCATAAAGAACTGAGATTGGACATCGCTGTTATGATCTTGCATAGAACGATCATGTAGCTCTTCCCTCAATTCTACCTTTTCATTTTCAGCCTGTGTGATTAATTCCTGAGAGTTCAATACCGTAGAACCATTTGGCCCCGGTAGAGACTGGAACTTACCACGAACCTGAGACAGTATCATCTTAGCTTCAGCTAATGCCCACTTCTTAATCCACAGTTCAAGATACCTATTGGTCATCAATTTTTGCTCTGGAAGGTCAATAAATGCATCTAGTAATATCCTCTCTTTATGATAAAACACTTGATGGAAATTTAATATTCTGGTATCTTCGTAAAAATCAAATACAATATTATTAGCAAATATCATATTCAATTCCTCTATGTACTGTGACACTAGGTGAAAAGACAACATATCAAACTTTCCAGCATGATATAGTTGCTGCATTGCTGCATATCCATGCAAATCACCTCCTCCCATACCACCACCACGACCAAGACCAAGGCCACCACCCTTCATACGGTAAGCCGCATTAATATTGCTGATCTTATTAAAACCAACACACTTATTAGTAAGTAAATATCTTTGTTGGTTAGGAACAACATCCATGAAGAACATTACATGTTGATATGAATAGCTAGAATACTTCCTAACCATCAACAGTGCATTATCAATACATTCGTCTAGTTGTTGTTTAGTCAATTCAACTTGGACACCTACAGACCCCAGAGCTACTCTAATCTGATCCTGAAGCTTGCGCCTTTCATCGGGTGTCCCATCGTCACCAACACCCAATTCTCTATAGGTTGACCCTGCCTCATTTATGCTACGACCAGTGGCTGGGTTTTGATACATTACTGGTTTGGATAAGCTAGACATTACCGATGACATTTCGTCTACTATAATGGTCTCGTCACACCCCGTATTGCATGTCTTGAACCGAATAAGGTCACGGCCAAACTTATCAATGTCGTTATATGGTGAGAATAAACTGCTGCTAATGGAGTTGGTCATGTTATCGAAACATACACTTCTGTTAAAGTCTAATACAACTTCAGCTAAACCACACGCAGCTATCCAAGCTTCACCATCCCATTCAAGTAATGCGTCCTCAAGTGTATCATAAAATAAAGTACCGATAGCTGGAGATAGTGTGTCGGTGGTGTACACCTGCAATACCCATACCCCAACCACTCTCAAATATAGCTCATCTGATGCAGTATTGTACCAGAACATCCCATCAACAACAACGTATGGGTCATCCTCATCAACGATAACGGTTATCAATACGAACGCAGAGCCGTCCCATATATACCATGTGTTATCGGTTGTTTTCAACCACACGATACCTACTGGTAAGTTAGTTGGGTCATATGATGAACATATGTATTGGATATCAGAACAGTTTAATCCGGTAATCTTCTGCATAACCTCAGTTTCTTGGTTATACCACAATGTCCCAGCTTCTAAAGTTACTGTGGTGGCTGGATCTACAGCAGATTGTGTAAAGTTAGTGACAGCAACCCATGTAATGTTTACTGCATCCCAAATGAATAGGTTATCAACACCAACGCTAACATCCCACCAAGCATCACAGCTTGCACGATCAGCGGGATCATTATAGCTTATCACAACATTTACGTCAACCCATACAGTATTTGTGGCATCACGCTTAAGTAAAACTTGCTCAGAAGGTATTAACCAGTAATGATTGGCAACAGGTGAGTCTAATTCACCAACACTATTACGCTCTGCGTATCGTATGTTGTTAATTTCTTCCCATACACCACTAACTCTAATTAAAGCTAATTCCGTTTCTTGGTTGTACCAATGGTTGGCATCAGCTATAGTGTTGGGGTCAGTGTCCCATACTACAGGGTTCACTTCTTCCCATGTTCGTAATTCTATGTTCCGTTTAGATACAGAGCCATCCTCTTCGTTATACCAATAATCACTAGATGTGAGTACAGGTGGGAGTAGTGGGCTACGTGTCTGGATAATAGTTGGCTTCTTACACCACGTAACACCATCCCAAACCCACCCAGAGGTATTAAGGGTGTCTAACTCATTATTACTGTTAAACGCCTTGTCAAGCCACACAGTCCCGTCTACTGGCATTGATGGATCACTTGAATACTTTATAATGCTAGTTACTGATGCCCACCCACCAACCTCACGGACCTTAAGTGCATCGGTTGATGGCTTATACCAGTAGGTATCCAATATTGGGATTGATGGGTCAGTGCCAAAGAAGGTAGAAACTTGCTCAATATTAGCTGAGCCGTCCCACATGTACACAGTTTCATTGTCAACATCTACCATATACTTCCCTTCATTAGGGAATAATGGTCCCAATATTGGGTTAGTTGACATGATTAACCTATTATTGATAGTTGATGCCAAGTCTTCAAATGTTTGTACATCACTTCCAAGTAAATCATCATACTCATAACACTTACCATTTATAAGCAGTTTAATGTTATAGGTTGTACCTATCACTAATCCAGTACGGGCCTTCGTTGATATGCCCTCTGGTGTGTCTACTAAAACGTCGTGATATGCTGGGGTCTCATCTCCAGCCTGTTGGGTTTCAGCCTGTGATGTTGGTAGGCTATACGCGTGCACACCTTCCCTATGATAGTTGCCGTTTTGGTCAACAGCATATGCAGAAACATAATACGGAGTTTTTTCTAGAACGTCATTGACAGTTAGTGATACTGTTGACTTATCGTGGTAAAATGCACCAACGACGGATGCAACATTAATACTATCACCAGTATGTAAGTCCCTGTCGAATGTTGCGTCAGCATCATAGTATGTTCCAGACTGGGGGGACGTTGTTATATGATTAGCTGGTCTATTACTTACGGTAATTACAATACCATCATATACTAAGTTTTCTACATCACAGCCGCTAATAACGGGGATGTTCCATTTGATTGTTGCAGTACCGTCACCATTTCTGACTAATTTGACCGTAATCTCTTGACCTTCAAGTTTTAGTCTGTTCGGTGCATCTGCGAATTTGTCATATATAGCCATTAAACTTAACCTTTTATTTATCTAATGATATTTATAAGTAACGAGCAAAAAGCTATAGTTCGTGTTCGTCTGCCATAGATTCAATGGTTTCACCGTTGAATACAAGACCACTCAGGGAACCATTTAGTGATATTAGAGTCCTCTCTGCATCACCAACCATGACTGACATTTGTAAATCAATAATTGAGTATAGTGTGCTGGTCCTTGATTCATTTGTCTCATGTAATGTGGATATGGCCAAGTCATTTACATAGGCCATTAGGGTTTTAGTACTTACGGAATGCCAAACCATATATTCGCTTACAACTATAGCTGGTATTCCTTCACGCAATGCTAAATTTGATAATGTATAATCACTTTCGTCTATTGCACTCTGCACAGCAATGGACCATTCAGTCGGGTGTGTCTTCCCAAAAACGTTCATTTCTATTATACTATGTAACATGCCTTTGACAGTTATCAGTTTTACTTCAAGCATCTTCCTAAAAAGTTTTTGCCTAACTGGAAATGTGTTCCCTTTAAATTTTAAAGTAGGGATTTCATTATTTACCTTATATTGTATAGTAGAAAATACTTGATGCGCCTTTAATTGGGATCTTATAAAATGATTATCTTCGCTTACATTAGCGATGTCCCTAGAGTTCCACACTTTTGACATTTTCTTTAAGTATGCAATAAGTACATACGCAGTGAGGGTGAATATCAGTGCTCCCCACCCATATGATTCTAATATGCTTGCCCATTCTGTGATCATCTCAAATTCCTAACTAGTAAGTTATTATTGTAATAAATGCGAGTACGCTCTTATTTTTACATTTCGTTGGTGTTGGTATCAATCCAACTATGCATCTTCTTATTATTCCAGATTGGAAAAACTTCTTTACGACCTTCAGTTATAAGGGTTATCCTCTTCGCTACCGGATAAGCATCATACTCATCCACCTTTTCCCAAAGGACTTCAATTCTATCCTTTGGCTTGAACGCAATATATTCCCTATTCTCAGAACTTAATGATTCAAAAAATGGAAATTTGCAGTATTTTGTAATACGGTATTCACTTCGTATCCTAGGGATACTTTCACATGCGGAAAGTAACTTTTGCTTGGAATCATAATATTCCTTAAAGCTTAGAGTGGGCATACTCTACTCCTCTAGTACTAATTCTATGTGTGGCCAGTCCATGAACTTGTGATCAGTAATGTCCCCATCTGAATCCCAATCCGAGCCTAAACGTATCTTGTAACCTTTTGCTATTGCTACCCCTTTAAATATACCAACAAGGAAGGCAAATCGCTTAATGTCATCCCAATCTATTGGATACGGGGCAACATCAATGGCAATGGATGGTAGTGAATTGTGCTTACTGTTTGGGAAATTAACCTTACTTGCTTTACTGGCAACTGCTGCCTTTTGATCTTCCTCGCCCCTGTGACCACACACAACGGTAAAGTCAATATGTTTAATCACTTCGTTAGCCAGTTCTTGTAATATAGGGTGGCACGTATCTAATCTATCTTGTGATGTTTTACCAAATTTATATGACATAGTTAATCTCCAATGTGTTATTATTTATAACAACTGTGACGCATTGGTTACAATATGTGTACCAGCTTTGTTACACACCTTGGGCTTCGATTAACTTAATCCTATTTTCTAAATGCGCCTGCTCTACTTCATCTTTATGTTGCCCATAGTATGCAACTGCATAGTGGTCACGTATCATTATTTCGGTTAAAGTTTGCTCACTATCTGTAACAAAATCAAACACTTTAAACGTGCCAAGTATTCTTCCATATTTACCTGTTGAATCATATGATTTAGTTACAAGTTTTTGTGTGCTACCCAATGGCAATTTAGCCTGTACGAACTCTTTAGCCAATATACCAAACTTCTTCTCTTCTAAATCTCTTGTTCTACTTTCGGGGGCATCCATCCCATACAATCGTATTCGCTCATTATGTATCCAGACACCAAAACCCAAGTCAATATCTACATCAACAGTGTCACCATCGACTATATGAACTACCTTGCATCTATATTCGTACATAACCATATCTCCTAATGTATGCATATTTATGGTGTTACCTTTTTTTAGGGCAAAAAAAACCCCACCGGAGTGAGGTTTTTTTATTTTCTAACTTACTAGTAGACTAGTATCACTGAAACTTATCTTAGATGAAATCTAGATTCGTAACATTGATTCTACCATAATAGTCAGCTGAATTGCCCAACGATGTAGTTGGATCAGTAAGAGCAACTTTACCATAACGAGTCATTAGAGAAACAACAGGTTGGAAAGTAACTGGGTTAACGATCACACCAGAACTCATTAGAGGTACATATGGTGCGTAGAAGTAACCTGAGTCAACTTCACCGTTTCCACCTTTGTAACCAACTAGGATCTTGTCATCACCATTAGGTGAAGAAACACCCGGAGTAGCTTGGTTCCACAAATAGCTGTATACTTTGATACGACCATTTAGCATACCAACAAGCTCAGTGTTGTTTGGACCTTTAAAAGAACCTTCAACTGCAGGAGCGAAAACCGATTTAGCAGCAGACTGAAGTACAGATACGATCATCGGAGAAACAACGATGAAGTTACCAGCACCACGACGGGTCTTACGAGCGATAACGTTTGCTACTTCGTTGATGCGAACACCAAGGTTAGCGAAACGATCACCTACGAATGCAGGAGCATAAGTAGTACCACCAGTGTTGCCGAAATCAAAGGTACGAACAGTACCAGATAGTGCTAGTAGGTCGTTAATGATTTCTGCGTCGATTTCCTGCACGATTTCTGCAGATAGAGCCTTAGTGATCTCGCTCTCGATATCTAGACCATGCTGACTGTTTAGGTCTTGCATAGCTTCGATTGTCCAACCAGACTGTAGTTTACGGCTACCAGCTTCAACTGCCTGAGAGATAACTTCTAGTGACATCTTACGACCACCATTACCTTCAGCGAATGAACCAGAACCACCTAGCATAGAACCACCAACGTTCACTGAGTATCCAGAGAAGTCAGAAGTACCAGTAGCATAAGTAGTTACGTCGCTTGAAGATTCCCAAGCACCACCCTCAGCAGTAGTAGCATCGATATTAGCAGGTCCACCAGCAGTGTCGATACCAGAGGCACCAGCAGCTTGTGCAGCACCAGTGTTACCAGCATAGAACTGACGAACTGGAGAAGCGTTACCGAAAGCTTCGTCGCCTGATGTGATGTCAAAACCACCAAACTGTGATGACGCAGCATTGTGAGTCATGTTTTCTTCGTAACGGTAACGAAGAGTGTATACTAGACCAACTGGTCCGCTCATTGGCTGTACGCCCACTAGCTCACTAGCGATAGTACCGGGAATGATACGACGGATCATTGGTAGTAAAGTTTTACGGAAGTTAGCAATGTCGTGTGCTTGAATAGAACCAGTCGCTGCTGTTTCTTGAATCAAGTACCTCTTTTGGTTTTCCAAAAGCGGCCCTACTACTTCTTTCTGAGACTGTTTTAAACCATCAAGCAAAGCTTCTTTGGTTTCGTCCCAATGTTCGAAAAGTGAATTGTCCATGTTATTATCTCCTAACCTATGGGGTAATTCTATTGTGAGTTAAAACCACCAAGATGCTTTAAGCGTGCAAGTTGCTTCTTAACGGCTTCTGGTAATTCGTTCTCAAGTTCAACTGATTCTTCAATCAATTGTTCGGTATCGCCAGTAGCGACAACCGTTCCTTCTGTAATTACTTTACCTTTAACAGGCTTGGTGTCTACAGCATCACCCTCGGCTAGTACTTCTGACTTTTTAGCAGGTTCCTTCTCCGACTCCACGACAACACTAGTGCTTTCGTGTAGAACTTTTGGAATGTAGTGGTCATAAGCTTCCGTCAACTTTTCAGTTGCGATATTCTTTAGCACTGCTTCCATAACTTCACGTGAACGGCCATGTAGGGGTTCTAGAACCTCAGCAAGCTTCTTCTCACGCTTAATAACTTTCAACTCGTTAGACGCTTCATCCAATTTTGCAGACAACTCGCTCAAACGATTTTCTTTTTCAGTTAGATCTTTTTCAAGACCATTTTCATCAACAAACTTCTTAGCAAACATACCTTCGAATGCTTCGAAAATTTCAGCACCGAATTGTAGGCGCTTAACATTGTCAATATCTTCTTTCAATTCTTTAACTTCTTCAGCAAGACGCATGTCCAAGAAAGTGTCAATAGTTTCAACAAGTTCTTCAATGTCACCTTTAAGGACTTCACTTAATTCCTCTTTAGCTTCAGATAGCTTTTCAGCGTACTCAACTTCCAAATCACGGAAACGTTCAATGTCGTCACGCAATTCATCAAGTTCTTCTTTCAAATGCTCTTCCACCTTAGTGTCAATAGCTTCGATTAAGGCTTCTTTATCAGCCTGATATTGTTCCTGTAGTTCTACACGAACTTGAGCTTCTACTTCCGCTTTGTGCTCAACAATACGAGCTTCTAAAAGCTCATTGTTTTGCTTAGTGATAGCTTCAGTAAGCTCTTTTTTGGTATCTTCTGTTAGTAGTTCATTCTCTACTAATTGTTGAAGCAACTCTTCCATAGCAAACTCCTCAGTTTTAAAATAGTTTATAACCATACGCTTCTGGTATAAACGTACACAATTATTTATAGCTCTCCACTCAATTATTAATTTATTAGAAAGTTTTTCTGTAAGTTATTGAAATATAAAGAAAAAGAATTGGTCAAAAATTACAATAATTTTTAAAAAATTATCCACCTAATTAAAATATTGACAACAAAATACTATTTGTAGTACAATTAGATGATATATAGGAAATGAATTATGTCTGAAGTTATAGAATTAAAAGATAAGTACATCAGGAAGAATTTAACAATGTCTGGGGTTCGTAAAGAACCCTTGGGGCAAAACTTGCAGTCGGATATAAACAAGATAGATGCCATCATTAGAAAGTTATCGGAGAAGCAAGCAGCTAGCTCTGAACTTATTAGGCTAAGGACTAGAATATCTAAATTACTATTAGTGATTGATAATAGTCATCAGTAAAATATCTAACGTGGGCTGTATCTGGTCTTTCTAAAATATCTATCACGGTATGCGTGCTTGTCAGTGAAATCTAAATCGAAAGTTTTAGATTTCACTAACCTAATCTTACGTTGAATTTTAATACCACCAATCTCTACGCGCAAAGTATTTGGCCCATCATATATAACTTCCATATCACTGTATTCTAATATAATATTAGGCTTCATCGATTCTTGTGATCTAAAGGTGATTAGTAAATCACTAGCATATACATGAGTTGATAACACCATGCACATTACAGAAGTCCTTAAATTACCCATTAATGTCATAATACATTACCGCGTAGTATAATAGTATTTATATCAGGGCTGTCAATACTTTGGTTTCCATTGCTTTCGTCTTTTGCCGTGGGCTTTCCAACTGTATATGTTTTTTGCTGTAGAATTGGGTATGCCGTCCCATGGATCAATTAATGTCCCCATTCTCCTAGCACCACGTACCACATTCACGCCATAGTCACACGCGTCCCCACAGTTAGCTCGTCTCTCATTCGTGTTGCTGAAGGCTCTAAAATGCCCACCAGTTATAAAATCATGCTTATATGTCATGTCCATGCAGTGCATGCCACCCCATTTATCTTTATGGTAGCCACGCTTTATTTTATTTGGGTTACCTTTTACGTAACAAATATCGGGGGTAGTGGAATAATCACTGTAGTTTTTTATTCTTCGCTTGATACGTGGCATCTGAACTTTATCACCGAAGTGACCATGTATTATGTAGCGGGTGTTTTCTACCCGGATAGTGTACGGTCCACCATTTATACAGTAGCGGTCTTTTAAATAAACGTATTGGGATATCATCTCATATGGAAGATTGTTGTGATATTCGTAAACCTCCTCCAAATCAGAAGATTTAAATACATAAATGCAGTAAAATGCATCCCAAACCTTATAAGTAAAAAGGAATGGTTCTGTAGGTATAGTTTTTGCTTTCATGTTAGTTACTCCTTAAGTATCATAAATTACTAAACATGATTTCCTCCTTTTTTTAAGTTGTATAATTTCATTCAATAATATTTATTATTTTAGACTGTTTAGATTATCTAAGTCAGCTTGTAGTATACGCCTTGCCTCAGCTTCTCGTGTTTTTCCAAGGGTAGTGTAGTAAATATTATCACGCTGTAAGAATGATCCAAGCCAGTTACTACGACCTATAACCCATTGCTCATCTGATGCATTATTTTCAAGCTTTATCTTATCATTATTTTCAAGGTATAGTTCTTCATCACTTAGTGCCCATAAGTCAAGGTCAATAAGAGTACTCACAATGCTCCATGCTGGAGTTGGACGCCCCATTTTTTCAGCTATTTCATTTTTGATACTATATTCAAAATCTAACTGGTGTCCTTCGGTACAACGTATAGCCTGTGCAATCTCTACCACTAAACTGTGATCCCCGTGTTCGGCAATAAAAAGATCACTGCTTAGTTCTTCATTTGTTTGTTTTTTAGAAGGTATGTTATAAACAATATCATGGTACATGATAGCCCACAGGGTTGCATCAAAAACATCCTTAGGTAGGTCTGAATACAATGTCCTTAGATTATGAATCATGTATTGAAGGTGATCAATGTTATGGTATACTCTATGTGGTTCAGTATATGCAGCTACCACATTTTCGGGAAGTTGTATTTTATGAATTATTTGGTTATGTGGTAGTTCGCTCATATATTATCCTTAGTATTTAATATAATGTTTTCTTGCCTTCACGTATTTCGATATTATCTGAATGTTTTGCGCGTTCAAGGATAAGATCATTAAATCTTTGCTGTTGCTCTTCTGTAACTTTTCGTTTTAAAAAATCAGATGCATCTATATCTCTCATAAGCTGAGATAATTTAACAGCAATATCATCTGACCTCTTTACATACCTTTCATCATTACCCAGTTTACCATTTTCCCAATTTTCAACAGTTGATTCTATTTTTTCAACATCTTCTTCTGGGAAATTCTCTGGTTCTTTACACATGCTTAGCACCTAATAAGTGGGTCATTGCCACTAGGAAAATCATTAACATTGGTGAGTTTATTACCGTCAAGCAGTGGGAACATCCCCATTACGGTATGGTAGGGTGTGTGTGCTTCATTTAATTCAGCTTCGGTGGCTTGTGTTTCATTTAAACGCATTGGATCAATTTCATGTTTAAACACTAATGACAAATGGTTCTTTAATACTTCCACCTGTTTTGCTGTCAACGGCTCATCACCCTCTTGTAGTTCAAAATATCCTTGTAACCAAAAACAAAAATCTACACTATTCATACATTATTCCTCTTTGTTATATCCAAACTTCTCAAAATCTTCACCCGCCCATTGGTTAGCACACTCTATGATCTCATCTGTTTTAAGATCATCCCATGTAGCATGTCTTCGTTTAAGCTCATGTGGGATTATAACACGGTCTGTGACAAATGGCAACGCATGAAATTCTTCATCTATATTCTCAAGGTGTAAAGGTATTACATTATCTGGTAGCCTTCTATACCATCTATGCTGCGGCATCATGAGTGTTGGCATCCTTACATCTGCCATAGTCTCAATTTTATCTTTGTTTTTAGCTGCAAACTTACAGAAGGTTAAAAAGTCATCTTTACGTATTACAGATAGCCACGTGTCCCTATATGCATGGGGGTCGGGCTTTGTGTGTAACAATGAGTTCCATAGTGCCACCAGCCGTTCATATGGGTTTCTTACCGTAGAGAACACCGTGTACCCCTCAGTATTGATAGGCATCTCCGTTCTGTGAAATGGCCCATCCATACGCTTGCCATTGAACTGTTCGGGCAATAGCTTAAAGAATGTATGTGAGCCTGTCTTGGGTGTTGATATGAATACGAACTTATGCTCTCTTGAGAGTATCATTTACCTGTTCCGGTTAAGTAGGTTATCTAGGGCTATATGCAACACATTAAACACGCGTATTCCCAAAACAGAATTACTATCAAAATCAATTTCAAGTTCAGATATTTCAACCAATAGTTTTTGTAAGTTATAATTTTTTATTTTAATACTATATTCTTTGATGTATGCCGTAGTTATCTCAACTTCAACGTCCATGCCATATTCCGCATCAGGGTCGAAGGTATAATCTGGAATCTTGTGTTTCATAATATTATCCTATGTTATTACATAACCAGAACGTGCTGTTCAGCCTCGCCTAACATTTCATCGAAATAATATTCTAATGTGTTAGCTAGGGAGTCCAGATCTTTCAATTCCTCATATGCTTCTTTATCACGAACTGATATTATATCACTGCCAGCTTTAAAACGCAATGGCAATTCATTGAAGCGTATTCGGCCATTTATCATGTGTTGCGCAAATAGTTCATTGTATAATTCAAAGTAATCTCTCAAATTCTTATCGCGTGCTGATTTGAATGTACATATGTTGTGGGCTAGGTGCTTCATTAGTAACTGACTTTCCCTATCGGTTGGTCCTTTTTTATTACTGCTAAACCTTTTAATACCATAAACATCATGAAATATCATCTTAAATTCTCTGCTTATAGCCTCGACTATTTCATCATAGCTCCTGTACTGACTTCCCATCCCTCTACCATTATTAGCTCCGAACGCATGCCCCATCCTATGGGCAATTATCCACGGTGTCATGTTAAGTCTCTCAGAACCTTTATTGTTTGTAAATATTATATTAACCTGTGAATCCTCTTGGTAGTTTGGCTCAACTTTATCTGCAACTTCATCTCCAAGGTTTTCTCTAACCCATTCCAAACTAACACCACCCACTTCAGTATGTTTATTGGCTGCTGGTGAGTTGACAAAATACATGTTAATATCGTAGTTTGTATTTTTGAATTTTTTAGTCATAATTTCTTTAAACCTTGGATTCTTAATCATAGTCCTATCTCGTTTGTCACGAAATGATGAACTTTTATCAAAATCCCCAATAGGCTCAAAGTCTTTTAACGGTTGTTCTGTAAGAATGTTTTTTATTAGCATAGTAGGTTATCCTTTAGTGCCTTATCGAGTACGCTTTTTGCTATTGCTGCGGCAGCTGCTGCTCCACTTGTTAACCCTGCGGCCAATGTAGTATTAGTAACCTCTTCCGCGTTTGTGATAGCCTCAACTTTTAAAAGGTCTAGTGGTAATATGGCTGCACATAGGCCAGCGAGTGTCCCAACCTGAGCCTTATATGCCGCTAATTTAACTTTAGCATCTGCATGTGCAAGTGCTTTTGCTGCTTCAAAATCTTGTCTAGTTGGAAATCCACCCGGAGCTAGTGATTTAAGAGCACCTAAAGCATTATCATATTCTGATTTTACCGCAGCTAGTGCTGCTTGACCCGCCTTTATTGCTATCTGCTTTGCTGAACATGACATTTTTATTATACTCCATTAAGATTGTAAGTATATTTATGCTAGGATACCAAATCAAGCTCATATAGTTCGTTTTCATCTCTATCATCTTGAGACAAAATACCACCACCAACTAAATCAATATCCTCTAACCGTATTATATTATTAATAACTTCACGTCGTTTGGTTACTTTCATAACAGTATCAATTGGTGTGTGTCTAACAACACCATCGGCATACACACCACCAACCAGATCACCAGAAATTAGCATGGCATCTTCTGTTAATATTATATCATCTATCTCTTTGCATTCGGTATAATCAACCAAATAATCATCAGTCTTATTTGTAGATGATGTTACCTTAGCTTCACCACTTACCTTGACACTTCCTGTAGATTTATTAGTGTAGGTTCTAGAAAACTTCTTCTTCTGTCTTTCTCTAGCTAACTCAAGGCGTTCTATGTAGTCTCGGTATATTTCTTCATCATGCATCCTTACAGACAATGCATATGCGTGTGCAGCAATACTACCAGCACCTCCCGGCCTTTGGTTGCTGGTCGTGACTGTAGCTGATACTATGGCTTCTCCACCAATTACCACACCACCAGATGAATCTATCGCGAAGTCCTCTGGTATGAACTCTATGGCTGTATCACCGGCAATAATAACAAGACCACTACTTACATATGCAAATGTTCTTGCGTTGGCAGCATCACCGGATATAATTACATTACCAGAAGATGCTAGGTTGCGAGTAACACTGATCTGTGTTGTACCACCAAGAACTATTGTTGCTGGTTCTGTAGGGGTGATGGTTGTATCTATTGTTCCATTGCCACTTAGAGCAATGATACCTGTTGACTGGTAACCAAATATTCTGCGGGTTGTGCTGCTGCCATTGAGGTTAAGTGCACCTGTGGAATTATGGTTAAGGGTAGCTTCTAATCCAGCCTCACCTTCTAGGTTGATAATACCAGTAGATTGTAGGTTTCGTGTTATTGATATAGTGGCTTCACCACCGATAGTGATGTCCCCGAAGATTGCTAAGTCTGTCTCTAGAAAACCCTGTAAGGCTAACGATAAAACGTCATCGGGGTTGTTTAAACCCTGTAAAGCAATATCTGTGGGTGTACCTTTATTGATAGCCACGTGTTACTGCCTCGTTACGGTTACTGTGCCATTACCATCGTCTGTAATATCCTGTACAACATCAACACCAGCACTTCTTTCTGTAGACGAAACAACCAATGGGTTGGTAGGATCGAGACCGTGCAGCTTATGAATTTCATCAAGCTTAGTATCACTCTTATTAAGTGCTTCACCGGTAGTACCAATACCCAAATGGTCATCCAGTATAGCATCCCATACCGCAGTCTGTATAGTTTGGGTGCCAATCAATGCAGTTGTGTTGATAGTGGCGCTAGGCCCAGACAAGTCAGCATTTACACCCCCAATCCCAACAACATATACAAGACCAGCAGTCACATCAGATGCAAAGGATACTGCACCACCATCTAACCCAAGAAGCAGTACTGCTGTCGCAGATGTCATATTGCTTACCTCAAGTAAACCTTTAAATCCGTGGAATACTACATGTTTATCCCCACCCATATCAATCGTTACACCAGCTACTGATGGATTTAAGGCTGCTCCGAAGCAATTAATAAATCGGTGGTATGCTAGTGTAGCACCAAGGGAAATAGAACCCTGCAGGTCAGTATCATACATATCGCCCTCAAAATTAACGATGTACCTAACCAACGCTTCACGGACGGAAATAGTCCCACTCATAGTACCCTCAACGGTTAGGAGTCTGAATACAGTGTTTGTGGTTATTGCACCATTGATCACAGTAACCACCGCGCTTCGGATGTTATCCGATTCAAACGTAATGTCACTAACATCTACATCTGCAGGAATAGTCAGGTCTCCGAGAATATGTATGCGATTGAACCCACGTTCTGAACAAATGGTCAACGCATCATATATGTTGCTTGAGGTTACTTCGGCTGTCCCAATTGGGTATTCTGTGCCTGCAGTCCCATTAACAACATCCACCCTAACCTCACCCAAATATACAGTCTGGGAAAGTTCCTGAATGAACACACCATCGACTAGTTCGTTCACGACATTTGCCGCACCAGTATAGGCGGCTTCATTGCCCCATGTACCTGTGCCACGTAGAGTTATAGTCCCGTTTACTACAGTATTATCTATTATTACCTGACCACCTGTCAATGATATACCTACCGGCTCTGGACCAGTTTTATTTATTAGCTCAACACCACCTGCAAAGTTTCGCATGGTTAATACTTGGCCTGCCCCGCCCATATCTATTACTGGGAACGAGCCTTCAGTGCTAGCAGACCACGAATCTAGTATGTATGTTGGGAGGCCACCACCTAATGTAGTAGTGTAACCCGGAAATAGTCCAACATTGACCATAGCGCCATTAAATCCAAAGATATCCAGAAGTTGGCACCGCTCGACAGTTGCCTGCCCACTAAAATATCCACCTAATATCATTTCCTTATATGTTGTTGTATCCACCAATGAGCCTGCTGGTATATACAACGCGGTCGATGCTGCTGAAAGTCCAGTAAACTGAATATTTGCAAAGTCTATAATAGCAGGTATAGTATTGGAATTACTCAGAAATATATCAGATATTGCTAATTTGTTGGATATAAGTAAGGCATCCGATAAATTACTTACTGGTTGCTTAGAAGTACCAATTGGGAAGTCCGTACCCGCAATGCCAGTAATAGTATTTACGTCAATGCGATGGTCATAAGCAGTGGCATCCAGTGCCTGAATTAGGTTACCATCGATTAACTGGTTAACTATGGTAGCACCACCAGCATACGATTCCCTATTTGCCCACGCTGCAATACCACGCATTACTATAGTTCCAGTGGTAACAGTATCTTCCAATATGATTTGGCCACTAGCCATATCCACTGATATAAAGTCGGCTCCCGTTTTGTTGGCTATAGCTATACCACCGTTATAATTTCTAATTGATAGTGCTTGCCCAGACCCACCCATATCTATTGTCGGGGTTCCTAATCCGGGGACACCGCTAAAACAATCTATAAAGGCAGTAGGATTACCACCACCCAGTGTAATTAAAGCACTTGACAATGAACAGCTACGTACAATACCGTTCAATATTGACAACACGCCAATCTCACAGCGTGCAAGCGTTGATCTTCCATCAAGTATACCAGTCACAGTAGCGTCACTATATGTACAGTCCGTTACATCTGCCCCATCATTTATGGTTATTGTTGTTCTAGCAGAAGACTGTCCTACTATGTCAAAGTTTACTACAATGTCACCCGTATCTAATGTTATATCGCTTAGTAGCTCTAGGGTATCAAATCCCAAATCAATCGCTATAAGTACGGCATCCTGAATATTGTTTACGGGTGCTTTACCAGTTCCGACAGGATACACGGTGCCGCTGTGTATGGAGCCAACATCAATGGTAACACGGTTATTATATGCAGTTCTACTTAAATCCTGAATAAACACACCGTCTACAAGTTCGTTAATAATTGTAGCCCCACCAGTATAATTTTCTGCCCCGTCCCATCTCCCAGACCCACGCAACGTTATTCGCCCAGAGGTAACAGTATTTGCAATATGTATTTCACCCCCAACTAGAGATATACTGACCTCCTCGGGGCCTGTTTTATTTCGTATTTGTATACCACCACTATAATTTCTCATAGCTAGGCCATTACCTGAACCACCGAAATCTATAATCGGATAGTTTTCTCCAGTAGCTGCCGACCATGAATCGAATATGTAGGAAGTAGCATTACCTGCGAGTTGAACTACTGCCCCCCCAGCAATAGCGACATTTAGCATCCAACCGCTAAATGATAACACATTTATTATATTACACCGTTCAGCAACAATTTCACCCCCAATATCACCCCCCAAGATAACATCAGTGAATGTTGTATTGTGTACTGTTGCCCCAGATGGTACAGTTATTGATGTATATGCTGCAGATACTCCAAAGAATTGCTTGTCTGAAAAATCATCTTCAGGCAGCGTGATATTGGTTTCTATATAAAATTGACTTATGTCTAATTTATCCGCTATTAATAGTCCATCTACTAAATTGTTTACAGGTGCTTTTGGTGAACCTATCGGGAATTTTATACCAGCAACCCCAGTCAATACGTTAACTCGAATCTGAGTGTCGTATACTGTTCTATCAAGTGCCTGTACTAGTGA